GGCGCATCGGACTTCGACAGCATCACCTTCATCCTCAACAAGCCGAAGGGCGTGAAGGGACCGATGGTGCGGTTCTGGGTGAAGCTGAGCGACGTCAACTCCGGCAACCTCGAGCTGCTGCCGCTCGAGGAGAAGCCCGCGACCAAGGCAGCGCGTGAAGACACCCAGTGGGGCTGACATGAGCCAGACCGTAACCTTCCACATGCGCGGTGGTCACACCATCGTTACCACCGGCGTCAAGGAAATCACCATGCGCCGCGACAACGCCTCGGGCGCCTACGCCGGCTACGAGATCACCTGGGAAGAAGGGCGCAAGCCGCTGCTGTTCTCGCTGTCGATCCCTGACATCGTGGCGGTTACGGCTGTCGAGAACAAGGGCCTGGGTTGGATGTGGCCCTTCGGAGTTTGACATGCGACAGTTCGAAGTCTGGTACGGCGACGAGTACATCGGCATCTTCTGGGAAGACGAGCTGTGGCTGCTCGAAGGCCAGGGCTACACGGTCATCGACGTTAGCCAGTGACCTGTAACAGGTTACACTCTTCCTGTGTACATCCACGCAGGTTGGTGTAGAATAGCCACATGAACGCCAAACAGATCGCCGCCCTCTCCGACGAGCAACTGGCCGCCAAGCTTCGGCAGACGCAGTTCACGCTGCGCCTTCTCGAAGAAGCCGACCGCCAGCGCAAGATGAAGGCCTACAAGGCGAAGCTCGACGGCATCACGGTCGCCTTCGACAACGGCACCTTCCGCTTCTTCCACCCGAACGGCTTCGCGCTTGAGGCCGTCAACGTCGGTGAGGGCAAGCGGCTCAACCAGTACTCGCACTTCGAGATCTGGAACCTTCGCCCCAAGAAGCGCGGCGTCGGCTACACGCGCGACAGCAAGCGCTGCAACATGTACACGACCTTCTCCCAGATCCGGGAAATGGTCGCCAACAACCCCGAGTTCAACACCAAGGAAGCCTGATGGCCACCTCCCAGATTGCCAACTTCGTCAAGGTCATCAAGGCCTGCCAGAGCGCCGGCGGCGCCGGTAAGAAGGACGCCATCAAGGCCGCCCTGTCCATCTGTGACGAGGATGCCAAGTCGCTCATCTGGCACGCGCTGAATCCCTACATCACCTACGGCGTCCGCAAGTGGGACAAGCCGACCACCTTTGCCAAGCCGGGCTACTGCGGCGTCGGCCAGTTCCTGGACCTGCTGCAGGCCCTGTCGAGCCGCTCGCTCACCGGCAACGCCGCTTCCGAGGCCGTCACCAAGACGCTCGCCCTCTACACCGAGGAGGAGGCCGAGTTCCTCGAGCTGGTCATCGAGAAGGACCTCAAGGCTGGCTTCAGCGAGGACACCTACAACAAGGTCTGGGGTGACCGCAGCATCTACGGCGGCATCCCGACCTTCGAGGTGATGCTCGCCGACAAGTGCGAGGAGCCGGAGGAGTTCCTCGAGCGCCTCACCTTCCCGGCCCAGGCCGACTGGAAGTACGATGGCCAGCGGACCATCTGCATCGTCCGCGCCGGCCAGCCGGTCGAGTACCGCGCTCGCTCCGGCAAGCCGATGGACCACCTCGTCGGCACCTACGACGAGGACCTCTCCAATATCCGCGCGGCTGTCGGCTACGACTTCGTGATGGACGGCGAGAGCTTCGCCAGCGACTTCACCGAGACGATCAACGCCAAGAAGGAAGGCAACCAAGCCGCGAAGGACGCCCTCCGCCTGCGCGCCTTCTTCATGATGCCGCTGACCGACTGGATGAACCAGAAGACGAGCATCACGATGCGCCAGAACCGCATCGAGCTCGAGAAGCGCATCCGGCTGAGCGCCTGCAAGCGCATCGAGATCAGCGCCGGCCGCGAGGTCAAGGACTACGCTGACATGGTGGCCTACTGCAACGAGGTCATCGACGTCCACAAGCAGGAAGGCCTGATCATCAAGAACTGGGACGCGACGTACCAGTGGGACCGCACCATCGATTGGTGCAAGGTCAAGCGCTTCTACGACGTGGACGCCCGCGTGGTGGCCTGGTACCCCGGTCGCAAGAAGTCCCGCCTCGAGAAGACGGTCGGCGGCATCACGGTCGAAGGCCGTGACGAGCAAGGCAAGCCCTTCCGCACCAACGTCGGCAGCGGCTTCACCGACGAGATGCGCGACCACATCCGCGACAACTGGGCGCTGTACGAGGGCTCGACGGCTGTCATCACCTACCAGGAGATGAGCAAGGCCAAGGGCTCGGACATCTACGCCCTCCGCTTCCCCACCATCAAGCAGCTGCTGCGCGACGACAAGGTCGTGCCGGCCCTGGAGATCTGATCATGCTGACCGCCGCCAATGCCCGCTGCCAGTCGGACATCCTTCGCGCTGAGCAGGGTGTGCAGTACATCATCGAGCAGCAGCGCCTGAACCCGGGCAAGTTCGGCAACGTCGCGTACATGAAGCCGCGCCTGAGCGTCGAGGCCATGCAGGAGCTGAGGAAGCGCGGCTTCATCGTTGGTGGTGAAGGCGACTTCATCAGCTGGTAAGGAGTTCCCAATGAAGATCGAATGCTACGGCGACAGCGCCCTCACAGTCATCATCGTTGCCATCGCTGCGGCCTGTGCCGCCGTGTTCAGCACGATGGCGGCCTCCAGCGGCTACGCAAAGGGCGAGTGCTACAAGACGCAGCGCGCGGCCATCGCTGCTTCGCAGCCGGCAGGAAAGTGCGAATGACGGAAGGCCTCATCCTCGTTGCGTACCTGGCCATCGCCGCGCTCTCGTACGTCACGCTGAGCTGGCTGTTCCGCAGGTGGATCGACCCGCAGGGCGAGTGGCGCGAGCTGCCGATGCCATGGTTCTTCTCCTGGCCAATCCTGCTCATCTCGCTTTTCGCTCCCGGCTTCTTGGTCTGGTGCGCGAGCAAGATCATCCATCTCTTCCTCTGAGTCGTAAATACCTCCATGTTCACATGGAGGTGCCTTGAAGCTCTACGACTTCAGCTACTACGCAAAGCGACGTGCTGCACTGCGCGCCGCGGCTGCCGTTGCTGAAACCGTAGCTGACATCAACCGCCCCGGGTCCGTCATCGAGCTGAAGCAGAAGGTCAACACCTGGCTCAACCTGCATCGCGAGGTGTCCAAGCTGCGCGCCTGATGATACAATCAGCGCATGGCAAAGTATCTCCGCATCGCATCTGACCTGCACCTCGAGGCCTTCGCCCAGCGAAACCCCGACACGCTGTTTCTCGACTTCCTCCCAAAGGACGAGCGCGACAGCGAGAGCATCCTCGTTCTAGCAGGTGACATCTCCTCAGTTCCAACGCAGCTCGCCTTCTTTCTGCGCGCCTGCCTGGAGCGGTTCCCGCACGTCGTCTTCGTGCCTGGCAACCACGAGTACTACCGCCACAACTTCGACGCGTGGAACCGGAAGATGAAGGACGAGCTGCCGCTGCTCCGCCAGGAGGGCCGCGGCTTCCTGCACTTTGCCACGCAGGGCATCGAGGTCACGGACATCCAGAGCGTGCGCTTCATCTTCGGCACCATGTGGGCCGATGGTGGACACTCGCTCGCTGACCAGGGACAGGTCGGCTGGTACCTCAACGACTTCCGCGTCATTCACCGCGATGGGCACGGCGACCTGAGCTACCGACCGGTACCGCGCCGCTTCACCGTGAGCGACATGATCGCCGAGTTCAAGTCCGCCAAGGCGCGCATCGATGAGCTGCTCAAGCAGCCGTACGACGGCAAGACGGTGGTGGTGACGCACCACCTCCCCTCTCGACGCCTCGTGTCAGCTCGCTTCTGGCCGAAGGACGGCTCGGATGGCGCGAACGGCGGCTTCGTCGGCGACTGCGAGAGCATCCTCGCCTACGACCACGCACCTGACATCTGGGTGCACGGCCACACGCACGACACCATCGACACCACGCTGTGGAAGACGCGCGTCGTCTGCAACCCGGCCGGCTACCGCGGGGAGTGGACGTCGCAGTTCAACTCGTACATGCCTGCCGTTCCAGGTGAGAGCGGCGCCAAGTTCGTGGAGCTTGCATGAAGTTCAACAAGGTCACGGTCATTTCCAGCTGCCAGCCTGGCTTCAAGGTGGAGCCAGGCGAGCTTGCTATCTGGTTCGACGGCGATCGCGCTGGCGACCCCGTCTACCTCGCCTACAACGACCCGAGCGGTGAGGGCCACGTGAACGGCTGGGTGGAGTGGAAGAAGGGCACCTCCATCGCGGAAAGCCTCGATGACTGACAACGTAGTCGACCTCAGCGCCTTCCGCAAGGCCAAGGCGGAGGCCCAGCAGGAGAAGCCGACCATCGAGCAGCTCGCTCATGGGGCTCGAGAACGCACGGAGTTCGAGTGGGAGAAGTTCGCGCGCTCCAACCGGCTGAACGACTACTTCACGACGTCGCTGCCCAGCTACTGCAGCGAGACAACCAACTACCTGCAGGACCTCAACGAGGTCGGCATCGTCGAGAACAAGGTAGGGCTCGTGCTCACGCTGCGGGCCCCATGGCAGAACGTCATCGGCTGGCGCGCTGGCTTCATTCTAAAGGGCGGTGAGTTTGAGACACCGGACATGCCCTTCGAGAGCTACGCGCGCTGCTTCAACATCCTCTTCTTCCTGCGCTTGAAGCGCGAGCTGCTTCAGCACGGGCTCTCGGAGCTGGTATGAACCTCGACGACATCATCTTTGACCTGGTGCGGCAGCGCATTGCCAAGGGCGAGACCGTTGTCTACCAAACCGCGCGGCCAACCTACCACGACGTCTACACCCATATTGGGGCGGTAGCCACTCAGGTGCGCGGGGCCGACGACCTCACGCAGTACGGGCCAATCCTTGTCGTCTCCTACGCCAAGAACCTCGATCAGTGGTGCATCGAGTACCGTCCGTACTACTACGAGTGGCACGCCTCAACCAACTCACCGCCCATAATCTACTTTGATCCACGCGTGGTTCCGTACCTGAAGCTGGACAAGTGGGGCGACCAGTGGTTTCTCACGGAACCGATGCTGTAACGCGTTACACTCTTGATGTGTACATCACGTGCCGCTGTGATACAATGGCACAATGGACGAACTGATCAGCATCGACGAGCTCTGCCGCGGGCTGATCCAGCGCGACAACCAGGTGGACGTCTACCGTGAAGGCCGTGGCCGGCTGGGCCGCTTCATCAGCGCCAAGCCTGCCAACCGCGTCATCCGTGGGGCTGACGGAAAGCCCTCCTTCGACAAGCACACCGACTTCTGGAGCATCGCCTACGCGCAGCCGTCCTATGGCATCGGCGCCGAAACCGTCATCAAGAGCGCGTACCTGTCCCTGAAGCTTGAAAAGGTTGACGGCGTCTACCGCCTCATCATCCCCGCATGAACATCTACTACAGCGAGCACGACATCGACGAGGGCTTCGAGATCCTCGAGGCCGAGAGCAAGCACGATCGCATCGCACGTGGCCGCAGGGTGAGCCGCCCCTCTGGATGGGCGCTGTTTCACCACCTGAAAGGCCACCCCATCAAGTGCCGGTTCTGTGGCATCCAGGCTGATCGCTGGGTCGTCGAGAAAGGCCCCAGGGACCTCGTCTCGTCGCCTGTGATGAACCTCTTTGCCGGCGGAACCATGATGACCCGGGATCACTACATCCCAAAGTCACTGGGTGGAAAGGACCACGTCGCCAACCTCCTTCCTGCCTGCGCCCCATGTAACGAGACGCGGTCAAACACCGTCGACGAGCACGTCATCGAGTTCGCCCGGCTGCATCCCGAGCTCATTGATCCGGAGCGCATCAAGAAGGGGCTGCAGAGCCTGAAGAATCAGATCGCGAACCGCACCTTCAACGGCAAGCAGAACGCCGCCGAGGTGGCGCGGCTCGAGGCACCCTTCCGTGCAATGGGGTACCTCTGATGGGCTTCGTGCCACCGTCACCTCCACAGGAGCAGTTGTGGTACGAGATTTCAGGGCCTGGTCTGTCAAGTCCCCTTGACGCACCACGGCCTGAGGTGCTCCCTCAGGCAGGTGACATCCTCGTCTTTGCTGAACCCTTCGACGTCGCAGGGATTGCGACGTACGACGTCGGTGACGAGATCCACCTGATGAAGCGAACCGACGAGGCGCCCCACGGAAAGATCAGTGCCCTCGGCAACTGGAAGGCCATCTCTAAGTACGGCGTCACCGTGTGGTCCAACATCGAGTGGATGCTCGCGGACGGCGTCGTGACCTACCTGTAACAGGTTACACTTCTCCTGTGTTCAAGCGTGCAACCTGTGATAGAATGCACCATCAACGGAGAAAATGAATGGTCGCTGAAATCATGGATCCCGACACCAATCTGCGGAAGCTCGTCACTCTGCGCAAGATCGACGCGCTGGACCCCATCCCGAACGCCGATGCCATCGAGGTCGCCACTGTCGAGGGCTGGAAGGTCGTCGTCAAGAAGGGCGAGTTCAAGGTCGGTGACCTCTGCGTCTACTTCGAGATCGACAGCTTCCTGCCGGACGGCAACCCTGCCTGGCAGTTCCTCGTCGACAAGCAGGGCCGCGAGTTCGAAGGCAAGCGCGGTCACCGCCTGAAGACCATCAAGCTGCGCGGCCAGCTGAGCCAGGGCTTCGTGATCCCGCTCGCCAGCGCTCCAGCCGTCCATGACGCGTTCAAGGACATGCAGTTCATGCTGGGCACGGATGCCGCGATCACCGAGATCCGTCAGCTCGACTTCAGCGCCGTCCTCGGCGTCGTCAAGTGGGACCCTCCTCTGCCGGCCGCTCTCGCTGGCCTGGCCAAGGGCCTGTTCCCGAGCTTCATCCGCAAGACGGACCAGGAGCGCTGCCAGAACCTGGGTCGCGCCATCTTCGGCTACGAGGACGAAATGTTCCCGTTCGACATCGGCAACCTGCCCGAGGACGCCCTCCAGACGATGCAGGACAAGGGCCTGCTCGAGTGGGTCGGCGATGCTCTCGGCGGCAAGTGGATGAAGGTCATCCCGGCCGAGGCCAGCCCGGACGCCGCCTACGAGGTGACGATGAAGATGGACGGCAGCAGCGCCACCTTCTTCCACCGCGACGGCGAGGTCGGCGTCTGCAGCCGCAACCTCGAGCTGAAGGTCGACGAGGCGAACAAGGACAACACGTTCGTGCGGATGCTGTTCGACAGCACGCTCAACGTCGTGCTGCCTGAGCTCGGCAACATCGCCATCCAGGGCGAGCTGATGGGGCCCGCCATCCAGGGCAACCGCGAGAACCTGAAGGACTTCACGTTCTTCGTCTTCGAGGTGCAGTTCCTGGACGAGGGCCGCAACGCCACCATCTACGAGCGCTACGGCATCATGGACAAGCTCTACGCCCTCGGCGTGAACCCGCACAAGGTGCGCCACGCACCGATCATGACGGCGCCGGGCAAGTTCGTCGAGTTCCAGGAGCTGAGCGGCGAGGAGCGCGTGCGCCACACGCTGCCGAGCCTGGGCATCACCAACGTGGATGAGCTGCTGAAGTTCGCCGAAGGCCCGAGCCTGGTGAACAAGGTGCGTGAAGGCCTGGTCTTCAAGCGCGCCGACGGCAAGTTCAGCTTCAAGGCGATCAGCAACGCCTACCTGCTGGGCGAGAAGGAGTGATCGAAATGTGCGCTGCCGACAACACCGTCATCTGGGCGTGGATCGCCCTGGGATCCTACGTCCTGCTGGCGGGCTGGATGGTCTGGAAGCTGGGCGGCGACGGCTGCCCGGTCAAGGTCACGGAGATCTGACATGAACCGCTCGTACTACGACTTCTGCCTGAAGTGCATGCGCGAGGGCCACTGCTCGGCCTCGTGCAAGCGACCCTCCCTCTTCAAGGACTTGCTGTGACCACACACGACGACACTGGCAAGCTGACCGAGGCAGGCCGCAAGGCGCTGCTCGACGAGCGCGCGAAGCTGGAAAAGGACATCCTCTTCCTCAAGGGCCTGCCGCCAGCGAAGTCCGAGGCAGGCCGCAAGCTCGATCACCAGGCGATGCTCGACGTGGCACGCAAGATCGTCAACATCGACAAGAAGCTGGGGCGCGTATGATCAACCTCACCCTCCTCTGGTTCATCCTGCTGCCGCTTGCGCTGGCGGTGGGCGTGTGGTACTTCTGCGGCCGCGGCAGGGACGGGGCGGTGGTCGCCGGCCTGTACGCGCTGGCCTCAGTCGTGGTCATCGCGTCGGCGTTCGCCATCACGCACGGCGTCGCCACCGCGGACACTGAGATCTGGAACGGCCAGGTCACCGCAAAGGAGCGCGTGCACGGCACCTACGAGCAGTCGTACGACTGCTTCTGCACGACCGACAGCAAGGGCAACCGCTCCTGCCAGACGTGCTACGAGACGCACTACACTGCCAAGTGGACGTGCGACACCACCATCGGCGGCTACACCATCGACAGCATCGACACCACCTCGCGCATTCGGCGAGATGCAACGCCCAACCCGCAGCGCTGGACCATCATCCAGCCGGGTGACCCGGTTTCAAAGCGGCACTCCTACACGAACTACGTACAGGCCGTTCCGCAGACGCTCTTCCGCCCAGTCGGTGCCTCGCTCAAGGCTCGCTTCGCCCCTCTGCTGCCGGCCTACCCTGACCAGGTCTACGACATCTACCGCAACGACAAGTTCCTGACGCCGGGCTACTCGACACCGGATGTCGCGGCCTGGAACGCCGGTCTCAACGAGCTGCTGAAGGTGCGCGGTCCTCGCAAGCAGGTGAACGCCATCGTGGTCATCGCCAAGACGGACGACGCGAACTACGCCTACGCTCTGCAGGACGCATGGGAAGGCGTGAACAAGAACGACGTCGTGCTCGTCATCGGCAGCACCCAGTGGCCGAAGATCGACTTCGTCAGCGTGCTGAGCTGGACCAAGAACGAGCTGTTCAAGGTGCAGCTGCGCGACGAGGTGCAGGCGCTCGGCTCGATCCAGCGCGAGAAGGTGCTCGAGATCCTGGGTCGCCAGATCGACACGCAGTTCGAGCGCCGCCACATGTCTGAGTTCAAGTACCTGTCAGGCGAGATCGATCCTCCTCTGTGGGTGCTGGTTCTCGTTGGCCTGCTCGTGGCAGGTGGAGCGCCCCTGGCATGGTTCCTCTACAACCGCCAGTTCAACTCGCGCCGCCCGTACCGGAGGTTCTGATGAAGGTCTTCACCGCGCCGGAAGGCGTTCTCATTGGGTGGGGCGAGAGCACCATCTTTCTCGCCGGCTCCATCGAGCAGGGCAAGGCCGCCAACTGGCAGCAGGTCGTCATCGATGCCCTCAAGCAGCACCGCGACGCCGACGACCTCGTGATCCTCAACCCGCGGCGCGATGCGTGGGATGCGATGTGGGACCAGACGGAGGACAACCCCGAGCTGGTGAAGCAGGTGCGCTGGGAGCTGGCCAACCTTGAGCTGGCTGACCTCACCTTCTTCTACTTCCAAGCTGGCACGTTGTCACCCATCTCGCTGCTCGAGCTCGGAAAGGTCTGCGGCGCCAACCAGAACGCCATCGTCGTCTGCGAGCCGGGCTTCTGGCGGCGCGGAAACGTCGCTGTCACCGCTGAGATGGCGCGCATCGAGGTCTTCGATCACCTCGATGCTGGCATCGAGCGACTACTTCAAGTGGACTTCTAACCTGCGCAAGCGCATGTACGAAGTCGAGCAGATGCTCTACAATCACTTCGCCAACCACCCCACCCTCACCAAGGAAGCACCATGAACCAACTGAAGAACCAGCGCGGCGGCATCAGCGTCGGCGCCATCGTCGGCCTCGGCGCCGCGGTCGTGATCGGCCTCACCGTCGTCACGAGCTACATCAGCGCCGCCAACTACGGCAACCGAACCGAGAACGCGCTCGACGCGAAGCTCGAGAACAACGAGAACATCTACGCACAGGGCACGCAGAAGGTCGTCGAGATGGCCCAGGTCCCGCAGATGTACGTCGAGGCCGTGTCGAAGGTCACGAAGGACGCCATCGGCGGCCGCTACGGTGCCGACGGTTCCAAGGCCGTGTTCCAGATGCTGCGCGAGCAGAACCCATCCCTGGACCCGAGCATGTTCACCAAGATCCAGCAGGTGATCGAGGCGTTCCGCAACGAGTTCCAGAACAACCAGACCGCCATGATCGACATGAAGCGGTCGTACAAGAACCAGCTCGGCTACGTCTGGTCGGGCTTCTGGCTCCGCATGGCCGGCTACCCGAAGACCGACCTCAGCAAGTACGACATCGTGACGACCGACAAGGCGCGCGAGACCTTCAAGACGAAGCGCGACACCGGCATCCAGCTGCCCGGCATGCGTCCCGCCAACTGATCACCACGCCTACAAGGAGAACACGACATGTGGGACAAACTCAAGGGCATGGTCTGGGAAGAAGATCCCAACACGGTCAAGGCCGCACCGGTGGCCAAGTCCGCCCCCGCCGCTCAGCCCGCCACCGGCGGGGCGCCGGCAGCGACCATCGGCAGCTTCACCCCTGGCGTCAACCCGCAGTTCGTCGAGGCCATCCGCAAGGGTGTCTTCTCGAAGAACACGGCGCTGACGCAGCTCATCACGGCCGCTGATGCTCTCGCTGAGCTGATCCCGGACCAGATGACGCGCTTCAAGGCGGCGTACAAGACGACCGGCAACGGCCGCTCGCCGCAGCAGATCGTGCAGGCGGTGGACATCCACCTGGCTGACGTCGACGGCGAGGAAGCCCGCTTCAAGGTCGCTCTCGACCAGAAGCTCGGCTCCGAGATCCAGCAGGCGACGCTCACCGTGCAGCAGGCTGACGCAGCGGTCGAGCAGATGCGGGCTGAGATCGAGCGGGCGCAGCAGCGCATCGCCCAGCTGCAGACGCAGATCACCGAGACCAGCGGCAAGCGCGCTGAGGCCGCGAGCGCGGTCCAGACCAAGACCGCTGAGCTGGAGAACACCGCCGGCGCCTTCAAGCTGGCCGCGAACGCTGTCCGCGCCGAGCTGCAGCAGATCAAGGTGACGGTCTCCACCGCCCTCGCCTGATCTACCACCACTCACCACACCGAAAGGAAACACAACCATGGCTCCGCAACTCCCGAGCATGGCGGAAGATCGCTCTGCAAAGAGCTTCTGGTCCCGCCCCGAGGGCACCACTGGCATGCTGATGATCGCAGGCGGCCTCGTCGCCTCGTACTTCCTGCTGCCGCCGCTGAACACGATCATGGAAGGTCTCGTGAAGCTGCTCAGCAACACGCTGCACGCCACCTTCCTCGGCATCGCGCTCTTTGCCGTGATCTACGTGATCACGAACAAGAAGTTCCAGACGCTGATCCGCTACTTCTTCAAGAGCGCGATGCGCTGGCTGACGTCGTGGTTCGTCGAGATCGACCCGATCGGCATCATGCGCAACTATGTCGAGGACATGAAGGAGAAGCAGGGCGTCATCGCGACGACGAAGGACAAGCTGCGCGGCCAGATCAAGGTGCTCGAGGAGAAGATCCGGAACAACAGCCTCGGCTACGAGAAGGCAATGGCGCTGGCCAAGGAAGCTCAGAAGCAGGACAACAAGGCTGCCCTCCGCGTTCAAGGCAACCAGGCCATGCGCCTCGAGACGGTGAACAAGGAGACGTACGGTCCGCTGCTCGAGCAGATGAAGGCCCACCACCGCCTGGCCGAGAAGATCTACGAGGTCATCGGCGTGCACATCGCTGACCTGTCGAACGAGGTCGAGGTACAGAGCGATCGCCGCAAGATGATCCTCGCCTCGCACAGCGTGATGAAGGCAGCCAAGGCGATCCTGCAGGGCGGCACCTCGGAGCGCGAGCTGTTCGACCAAGCGCTCGAGTTCGTGGTCGAGGACTACGGCATGAAGCTCGGCGAGATCGAGAGCTTCATGGACGCCAGCAAGCCGTTCGTCGACAGCCTCGACCTGCAGAACGGCGTCTTTGAGAGCGAGGCTCTCAAGCGCCTGACGGAATGGGAGAACAAGTCCGACAGCGTGCTGCTCGGCAACCAGAAGCAGGCCCTGCTCGCCCACGACCTCTCGAGCTCAACGCTCGGCCAGGGTCTCGGCGTGCCGGCCGCCGGTTCGGTGGACTACTCGGAGCTGCTGATCAAGCGCTAAGCTTCGGGTAGTGGTGAGGAGAGGGGCCCTTCGGGGCCCCTCCTGCCATCTGGAAAGTGTAACCTTCGCAACCTGTTGTACTTGTCGCTCAACCTGGACTACAATGACCATACTCGCTCGCAAGGCGAGAAGCTGACCAACTCTACCCGCAATTGAAAGGACAACCGTGGCTCAGATGAAACCCCTGCCCAAGGCAATCGCCATCTTCGGCGGCCTTGCGGTGCTCTTCTTCGCCGGCAAGTACGCCGTCGAGAACACCTCCCTCGCCAAGTACGTGGCACCGAAGCCGACCATCGCCGTCGCCGTGCCCGACAAGATCGACCTCCCCACCACCGTGGCTGCCACCACCGGCAGCTCCACCCTCTCGGCGCCGGCCGTCAGCGGTGAAACCGTTCGCGTCAAGGTCCTCGCCTGGAACGGCGTGAGCGGCCTGACCTACGCCAAGGCCAGCGGCGCGCTGAAGGCCAAGGGCCTGAACGTGGACATCAAGCGCGAAGACGACTACAGCAAGATGATCGCCGACATGGCCGCCTTCGCGAAGGACCCGGCCCAAGGCGTGCACTTCGTCGTGATCATGGGCGACGGCTACCCGGCCTTCGCCATCGGCGCGAACGAGGCGCTGAAGCCGTTCAACCAGTCCGTCTCGGCCATCGCCGGCATCGGCTACAGCCGCGGCGAGGACAAGTGCATCATCGCTGGCGACGCCGAACCGCGCGGCAGCCTAATCGCCGGCGTTCTCGGTGACGGCGACATCAACATCTGCATCAAGTACGCCAGCGACAACGGCATCCCCGTGAACGCCGACCCGAAGGTCTACGTGCCGAATGCGATCAACTTCACCGGCGTGTCGGCCTTCACCGACGCTGACCAGAAGTTCATCAGCGGCGCCTGCGAGGAGCGCTCGAACGTCGAGACCGGCAAGAAGCAGAACGTGTGCGTGAACGGCACCGCCACCTGGACGCCCGGCGACACGAACGTCTTCACGCAGATGAAGGCCAAGGGCAAGAGCATCCGCGTGCTGGCCTCCACCAAGGAGTACGCCTACCAGATGCCGTCGCTCCTGATCGGCAACAAGCAGTGGATGGCGAAGCACCGTGACGTCGTGAAGGCCCTCTTGGCCGCCACGTTCGAAGGTGGCGAGAAGGTCCGCAGCGACAACGCCGCTCTGATGGTCGCCGCTGCCGAGAACGCGAAGGTCTTCGGTGAGCAGGACGCCAGCTACTGGGCCAGCCTCTTCAAGGGCACGACCGACACCGGTCCGGACGGCAAGACCATCTCGCTTGGTGGCTCGACCACGAACGGCATCGCTGATGCAGCCTTCATGTTCGGTCTGAACGGCGCCGACCCGCTCTTCAAGAAGGTCTACACCGTGTACGGCAACATCGCGGTCAAGTACTTCCCGGACGTGATGCCTGGCGGCCTGCGCAAGTTCGAAGATGTCGTCGACACCAGCTACGTCGCTGAGCTCCTGCAGGGCGCCACGAACGTTGCCAAGGCTGCCACGCCGACCTACTCGGCTGCCACTACCCAGACGTTCGCTGCGAAGGCCGTGTCCATCGAGTTCGACACCGGCAAGGCCACCTTCACGCCGAAGGCAGTCGCTGCGCTGAACGCGATCCTCGACGACGCCGCTGTGACGGCGCTGAACGTGCAGATCAACGGCCACACCGACAACGTCGGCGACCCGACTGCCAACCTGGCGCTGTCGAAGGCCCGTGCTGAAGCCGTCAAGCAGTTCCTGATGACGAACGCTCCGGCCAACTTCCCGGCCGAGCGCGTGACGGCCCGCGGCTTCGGTGACACCCAGCCGGTGGGTGACAACAAGACGGCTGCTGGCAAGGCCCAGAACCGACGCGTCGAGATCCTGCTGCGCAAGTAAGCAGGCATGTGAGAGGGCTTCGGCCCTCTCCTTCCGAGAGCGCTCGTCGAGAGCGCTGCCTGAGGGAGCATCGCATGTACCGTCTCATGATCGTAGTCTCTCGTGGTCCTGAAGCTGGCCTCACCTCACAGGTGGTTGAGTTCAGTACCAAGCAGGCAGCTGACAGTGTTGCTGAGCAGCTCAAGGAAGAGGACAAGCGGTACGAGCGTCACAGCATCATCGTGCTCAAGCTCTACAGCGCGTACTAGGATCCCAATGCTCACTTCTCTCTTCACACCCTTTCACATGGGGCGGCGCTTCAGCGCCAAATTCCTTGCGGCCGGTCAGCTTGTCATCTTGCTTGGCCTCTGGTGCGTCGCCCCGTCATCTACCGGCCTGCCCTCACCGCTCGGCGTGTTTGAGGCGTGGAACACCCTCGCCACAACGAAGGGCCTGCTGGTCGAGCTGTTCAGCTCGATGAAGGTGATCGGCTACGCGCTGGTCCTCTCCACGCTCATCTCCTGGAGCATCGCATGTCTCTCTACCGCCGACTTGTTCAAGGCGTTCGGCAACTTCGTCTCCGCCTTGCGCTTCCTTGGCTTCGCCGGTCTGACGTTCCTGTTCACGCTGTGGACGAGCTCGCAGCTGGAGCTGAAGGTCAGCCTGCTCACCTTCGGCATGACCGTCTTCTTGGCGAGGTCGATGATCGACGTGGTTCGCTCGGTGCCGCTGACCGAGATCGACTACGCACGAAGCCTTGGCCTCAGCGGCTGGAAGCTGACCTACGAGCTGATGCTTCGTGGAAAGAGCGGTGACATGCTGGACCTGGTGCGGCAGAACGCGGCCGTCGGCTGGACCCTGCTTGCCATGGTGGAAGGCATCACCCGCTCTGACGGCGGCATCGGTGCCATGCTGCTGAACAGCAACAAGTACTTCAACCTCAACGACGTCTTCGCGATCCAGCTGACCATCCTCAGCTACGGCCTGGCCCAGGACTACCTGCTCAGCCTGCTGCGGCTGGCGGTCTGCCCGTGGACCCGCCTCAACCGGAGCGATCGGTGATCAAGCGCCTCCTCGACTGGCTGTGTGAGGCCCTCATCGTGGCCGAGCACGCTCGCTACCGCGTCTTCATCAGGAGCAAGAAGTGATCCACATCATTCTCGACGGTGATGACACCGTTTCTGGGCAGGTGATCAGTCTTCCTGAGGTGCCTCGCAAGAACGAGTTCATCGTCGTCGGTGAAAACGTCTACCGCGTCGAGGCCGTAACGTGGTACAGCCAAGGCTGGGCCGCCTATCCTGTCAAGATCCATCTCGAATTCCACAAGGTCTTTCGCGCATGAACGCCCGTGCCTACACGAAGAACGAGCGCCTGCTGACCATCGAGAACCTCTCGCTGGCGTACGGCCCGAAGGTCATCCTTCGCGACATCAACCTTCACGTCGACAACATCGTGCGAGAAGGCATAGAGCAGGGCCAGGTCGTTGCGCTGCTCGGCCCATCGGGCATCGGCAAGACGCAGCTCTTCCGCTGCATCGCTGGCCTGCAGCCGCCCACCACCGGCTCGGTCAAGATCGGCGTTCAGCAGAAGGTCGCCGAAGCTCATGACGTCGGTGTCGTGCAGCAGTCCTACCCGCTGCTCCAGCACCGCACCGTGTGGAGCAACCTCATGCTCGCCGCGCACCAGCGCTACGACGCGAAGCAGGCGGTCGTTGAGGCTGACAAGCTGCTCACGCACTTCGGCCTGATGGACAAGAAGCAGAGCTACCCTCTCGAGCTGTCGGGCGGCCAGCGCCAGCGCATCGCTATCACGCAGCAGCTGCTCGGTGCCAACAACTTCCTGCTGATGGACGAGCCGTTCTCCGGTCTCGACGTTGTGGCCAAGAACCGCGTGTACGACACGATCCTGCACACCTCGACGGTGCACGAGCACAACACGGTCATCTTCACGACGCACGACCTCGAGTCAGCAGTTCGCCTTGCCGACGACGTGTGGGTGCTGGGTCGCGAGGAAGGCAAGCCAGGTGCGACGGTGATCAAGCGCATCGACCTCATCGAGCGCGGTCTGGCCTGGGACCCGCAGATCGACAAGAACCCAGCCTTCTGGCCCACGGTTCAGGAGCTCTACGCCCTCTTCAAGACGCTGTGAGATGTGGCTTGTACTGGTCAACCTGCGTTCGCCAGTGTACGACCTGAGCAGGTTGGTCTACAATCACAATACCACCTCACCATTCACCAAGGAGCAACTGAAGTGTCATTCTCCCGCATGAAGCCCCTGCCGAAGTTCATCATCGTCACCAGCGTGGTGCTTGGCGTCATCTTCGCCGGCAAGTACGCCGTCTCGATGCTGCCGAAGTCTGAGCCCGCGGTGGCTCCGGCTCCCGTGGTCGCGGTCCCTGCCGAGAAGAGCGCAGAAGGCCAGGCCGCCATCGCAGCCACTCCGGCACCTGCCCCGACAGTTGCTCCCGCTGTCGAACCGGCGCCCACCCTGACCCCCGCCCCGACCAACGACGCCGGCCTGGCCAATGTGCTCGGCTCCACCAAGAAGTGAGAACCCACATGAAGCGCACCCTTCTCGCCGTCGCCGCGCTGGCCTTCGTCGCCTCCGCCGGCGCCAAGCCCTTCGGCATCGCCTCCGCCTCTCCCAACGGCACCAACTGGCCGATGACCGAGGACATCCGCGCCGTGTGCTCAAAGCCCGGCTCCGAGATTGAGAACGTCGTGACCAACGGCACGCTCGACAACATCGTGATGGTCTACGGCGACCCGCGTGCCCAGTTCGGCATCGCGCAGCTCGACGGCCTGAAGTACCAGCAGGGCCAGGACCCGAAGATGATGGAGAAGATCCAGGTCGTCTTCCCGTTCTTCTCCACCGAGATCCACCTGGTTGCCAAGGACGGCTCACCCATCAACGACCTCTCGCAGCTCGCCGGCAAGCGCGTCATCGAAGGTCCCGAGGGCTCGGGCACCTGGGTCTCTGTGCAGGTGATCAAGGCCCTGACCGGCATCAAGTGGCAGGGCTTCTACGCCACGCAGGCCGAGGGCATGAAGCTCGTCACCGCGGGCCAGGCCGATGCGATGTTCATCGTCGCCGGCAAGCCGGTCGGCATCATCCAGGAAACCCCCGGCGTCAAGCTGCTGCCGCTGAAGCACCCCAAGCTGGACGAGTTCCCGCTCTACACGAAGGCACTGATCCCGGCCGGCACGTACCCGGGCACCAAGATCTCGGTGAACACCTACAAGGTGGACAACGCGCTGATCACCTACGCGTTCAAGCAGGAGCGCCAGGCCGAGATCGCCGACCTCGTCTCGTGCATCTCACGCAACATCGAGAAGCTGCAGAGCGGCGAGAAGAACCCGCTGACCGGCAAGTCGTTCCACCCGAAGTGGCGCGACGTCGACCCGCTCGACATCAACCGCATCTCGTGGCCGGTTCACTCGGCTGCCAAGGCGGCGATCAACCGCGAAGCGAAGAAGAAGTGAACCCGATCGTCAACGTCCAGCACTTCTGGCGCTGCGTGACCAACGAGGCCTTGAGCCTCCTGGCCACCGCAGGCCAGCAGTGGTCGATCATGTACCTCGAGACCATCTCGGGGACGTCTGCGAGGATGATCCCCGAGAGCGCGTTCGTCGAGCTGGAAGTCAAGATGATCGAGGGCATCCTCTCGATCCGTGCCACCGAGTGCGATGACCGGCTGCAGCCCGTGATCAACGGCGTCTTCATGCAGCTGGCGATCGAGGAGGACGGCTACATCGTCCTCACTTCCTCGAAGAACCCGAAGCCGGTTACATTTCAACCGCCTCGACCTGCTGTTACAACCTGAGGTGTACAATCAGCAAAAGGTGTGATACAATCACCCTAAGCTGACCAGCTCAGACTTTGGAGAAACCACAACCATGACCAAGCGACTGTACGTTTCATCGGCCGTTCAAGCCCACCTCCTGCAAGCCGTGCTCATTCCCCAGATGAAGGACGGGTTCTGGAAGGACCACCGTCCGGCGGATCACGCGCAGCACTGGACTGACGTCGAGATCGTCGTCACCTCCGACAGCACCCTCGGCGCCGACGGCTGGAAGATCCCGCGCACCTACAACTTCGTCAACCCCGACTTCATCAAGCCCAACGAGCAGCTGCTCGTCTCCGCGGCGCAGGCTGTCAAGCCCAGCTCGAACTTCCGCTCCGTCAAGAAGGAGCTGATCGAGCTCTCGCGCATCGTCGGCGGCCGCCTCACCGACAAGAACGGCATCCCCACGAAGGCCAACCGCGGCACCAACAAGCCGACAACCTCGGTCGTCGTCGAGCAGGCCCGCAGCGCCGTCAAGGCCGCTGTCGAGGGCGTCAAGCGCACCGCCGTCAAGAAGAAGGACCCGAACGTCGAGATCATCAAGACCTCGAGCGGTGCCACCGTGCGGCGCGTCAAGGTGAGCGCATGAAGAACAAGCGCGCCATCTACCGTGCGCGCTGCCGCAACTGCGGCGGCCCGCGCATCCGACGCGCGCTCCGCGTCTGGCTTCTGAGGCTCCTCTGATGGACATCATTCTCGTCTGGGTCCTCGTCCTGCACTCGTGGGACGGTGGCATGCTGAAGATCGACAACATCGCCGACTACGACAGCTGCGACCGCATGCTGCGTCGGGCGATCGCTTCTGCCGCTGACCGCCGTGATGGCACGGGCAGAACCATCAACGGCACCTGCACTCAGATGAAGCTGCTTGTTCCCAAGGCGGCGTCCATCAACGTGCTGCCGGCCTCAGCGCCGGCTCCCACGATCAAGAACTTCGTGGTCATCAAGGAGAAGAAGTGATGGCGCAGATCACCATCGAGCTGGTTCCGCTGCCGATCCCCACGGCGTTTCCGGTCAAACACAAGCCCGGCCGACGCCAGGATGGGTTCCATGCCGCGCACCTGAAGATCACCGACCTCAGCGAGGAGACCATCAACTCGCTGTGCGACGAGCTGCGGCGCAACATGCTGCAGGCCGCCGGCCTCGTGAGGATGCCTCCCCTCGAGGACGCCATGGATCTCGTGCGCACTGCCAAGCAGGGCGACTAACCTGCACAAGGTGAGCCCGAAAAGCCCACCCTGTGCTACAATGAACGTAAATACAGAGCCGACAGCGAAGAAGCTGAAGGCAGTCACCAACCTAACGGAGAGTTCCGTATGGCGCAAGTACATCTTCTCTACAAGACTACATGTCTACCAACCGGTAGATACTACGTAGGAATGCACACGACCACCAACCCAAATGATGGGTACATGGGGTCAGGCATTTTCATCACCCGCTCCCTCAAAAAGTACGGTAAAACTGCGCATCGCTTTGAGATTCTCGGTACCTACGAGACACGGCAGCAACTCAAGGAAGCCGAGAAGAGTGCCATCACCACCGAGATGCTCAACGACGGATTGTGCATGAATGTCGCACCTGGTGGAGGAGGCGGCCGGCTTCCAGGGTTCAATCACACCGAAGCAACCAGGCGCAAAATCGGGCAGAAGAACAGAGAACGAGACCCCAGCGTCAATGAGCAGATCTCGGCTGCCCTGACTGGCAGAAAGAACCCTCTTCACGCTGCGCGTCAGCTGTCTCGCTTCTCCGATGTTCGTAATCACCCGCGTACGAAGACCTTCGTGCTTCAATCTCCTGAAGGTGAAGCGTTCACGTTCGTGGGAGTTGATGCCCTATCTGACTTCTGCACCCAGAAGTCACTATCTCTAGGCGCGCTACTGAAGAACAAAGGAGCAGCAGTTCAGTTGACGCCGAAGCTCAAAACCGTCGGCAAGAACACAGTTGGTTGGCAAGTGGGAGAACAAGCATGAAGGATGTATCCGTGTACATTGGGAGGTTCAACCCCTTCCACAGCGGTCACGCCCACGTTCTGAAGCGCGCGCTCGAGACCTCGAAGCTGGTCATCGTTCTCGTCGGTTCCAGCGGCCAGGCCCGCAGCCTCAAGAACCCGTTCACGTTCCAGGAACGCCGCTCGATGATCGAGAAGTGGCACATGGGCATCAACGGTGAGCATGGCGCCCTCCGCATCCTGCCGATCCGCGACTATCCGTACAACGACACACTCTGGATCCGGCAGGTGCAAAGCACCGTCAAGGAAGCGATCGCCGAGTACAACTTCGGTGACATCGACGCGCACCTCTCTGACGTCTATCTCACCGGCTCCGATCGCGACGAATCCACTTGGTACCTGCAGTCCTTCCGTCAGTGGAAGCAGGACCTCGTCGAGCCGTACCGTGAAGATGGCTCGCTCAACGTCAGCGCGACCCAGATCCGTGACTGGCTCTTCACCAACACCGACATCGAGCTGCAGGGCAAGATGGCGAAGATGATGCCGGCCTCCACCCTCAAGTTCCTGTCGAGCTGGGTGCAGAGCCACTCGGCCGCCTATGAGAGCCTGAAGCAGGAGTACCGCTTCATCGAGAAGTACAAGAAGGACTGGTCGGCGGCGCCGTACCCGGTCACCTTCACCACTGTCGACGCGGTCGTCGTGCAATCGGGTCACGTGCTCGTCGTCAAGCGCGGTCACCAGCCTGGCAAGGGTCTCTGGGCTCTGCCTGGCGGCTTCCTGAACCAAGGCGAGAAGCTGCGCGATGGCGCCGTGCGTGAGCTGGTGGAAGAGACGGGCATCCGCCTCGCCATCGGCAAGAACGCGAAGGAAATCACGAGCAACATCCTCAAGGGCTCGATCCGCGACTACGAGGTCTTCGACCACCCCGGTCGGAGCCTGCGCGGTCGAACCATCACGACGGCCTTCTACTTCCGCCTCGACGACACCAAGCCGCTGCCGCCGGTCTCCGCAGGCAGCGAGGACGCCGACGCGCCGGACGAGATCCTCGACTGCAAGTGGATCACCGTCGACGAGGCCCTCGAGCGCACCGACATGTGGTTCGAGGATCATGCGGCAATCTTGGAAACCATGATTGGGGGCAAGGATCTATGAGCGCAGTTGTTCATGTGCCAGCGCGTCATGCCGAAGCCCTTCCCCTGTTTACCGCAGTGCGGGCAAATGAGAGGGCGGGCGCCGTTGACAGCGCCATGCTTGCGTCCTATGTTGGCAGCGCTTGTGCGAACAGCGTCGGTGACACCATGACCGATCATCTTGGCGCTAAGAGCAGCATTGCGCTCCGCTGTGTGCTTCTTGCCGGTGAAACCCAACGAGGCTCGTCCTCCAGGTGTGATGTTGTAGAAGCGACGCGATCGAACGGCATCATGCTCAGCAATGAAATGACGTTCTGCCCAGTCCAGATCTTCGGCGGTGAAAGCCTCAAACAGCGTCTCCCGTTTGAAGGCAGTGATGCCGTTCTTCTTGACCGCCCTCTTGATTGCCTTCCCGCTGCCGAAGTAGGTGTCACGCATCACCTCTCGGTAGTGGGTCTGACCGATGTACATCATCCCGTTCTTCAAGTTAGTGGTCAGGTAGACCAGTCCGTAGGGCTTCATTCAAGTACCTCCAAGATCACCACGCTATTTACGCACCAGGGCAACCTGGCTTCCATCAACCCGCTCCACCCTCTCGGCCACAGGGCGTGAGTACATCCACTGGCCACAAGGAGAACCGTATGAACTTCCCAGGTGCTGACAAGCTGCTTTCCCGAATGTTCCGCCGCGCCGATGGCGTCGTGTGGGACCTCATGACCGGCAAGATCGGTGTCCAGACCGATGAAGGCATCGCCACCCTCGAGGGTACCGGCGAGGACGCCACCATCAGCCTGAACCTGCTCGACGACTTCGGCATGGCGCTTCCCGCCTTCGCCCAGGCCACGCCGAAGAACGGCGTCCAGGTCGGCGACATCATCTACCGCGGCGCCCGCAACAACATCGCGTGGGTCGTCGAGAAGAAGGAAGACGGCGACAAGGTCAAGTTCAAGCTGCTGAAACCGAACGGCGAGACCGCCTCGTGGACCCCGCCGAAGGTCCAGCTGATGGGCTTCGAGAGCGGCGTGATGGTGCTGCGCTCGCTGGTGAGCATGCTCCCCGGCGGCCAGGGCGACCTCGGCGCGATGCAGAACATGCTCATGCCGATGATGCTGATGGGCGGCCTGGACGGTGAAGCCACCGACAAGATGATGCCGTTCCTGCTGATGCAGATGATGAACGGCCAGGGCCAGAACGCCGGCGGCATGGGCAACATGATGCAGACCATGATGCTCATGAGCATGATGAAGGGCGGCGGTTCGCCGTTCGACGCGCTCACCGGCGGCAAGAAGACCGGCGGCAGCAGCCCTTTCTCGAGGGGCTGACCGACACGCGCGACGCGGGCGAGGCCTACCTTCACGGGCTCAGGCCTCTCCGCGGCGGATCAGCTCTAGAGGGCGTAACCATCGTCGGGACGAAGTACTGTCCTGGCGCGTTCGACTACCTCATCAAGGTGTCGAAGGTAACCAACCACAACGAGCGACCCGAGCAGTGCGTCTTCCTGGTGGCTGACAGCAAGTCCAACGACGTCGTGCTGCACAACGGCAAGATGCGGCTTGGGTCAGTCGCCGAGAACCAGCGAGAGGCGGTGCGCAAGATCATCGACGCGCTGGGTGAGGAGACCGGTCAGGACCAGGTGCTGGTGTGCTTCATGCCGTACGTTGACCGCAACTCGGAATGGCAGATCAGGACCGGCAGCTCGTTGAAGGTGGTGCCAACGCACCATGTCTACGAGCGACTGGCTCGCAAGTTCTCAGACAAGTATCGAAAGGAGTGACCCACCATGGGTAACGCAAGATGGGATGACAGCGCGTACAGCACGTACGCCAAGACCACCAACTACCGCTCAGCCAGCCGCGACGAGGTCTTCTCACACAGCGTGGACGAGAAGATGGACCCGCGCAACGTGAAGGTCGGCAAGGGCGAGCGCAAGGGCCTGCAGCTCCGCGAGAGCATCATCAGCGAGCACAACCCGAACCCGACGCCGATCATCCTCGGCCTCGACGTGACGGGCTCGATGGGCGCCGTGGCCGAGCAGATCGCCAAGACCGAGCTGCCGAAGCTGATGACCGAGATCCACGCCACCGGCGTCGTGACCGACCCGCACGTGATGTTCATGGGCATTGACGACGTGTTCGTCACGGCACACGGCGCGCTGCAGGTTTCGTACTTCGAGCCGGACCTGAAGATCGTCGAGCAGCTGCGCAAGCTGTGGCTGGTGAACAACGGCGGTGGCAACGGCTCCGAGTCGTACGACCTGGCCTGGTACTTCGCCGGCCGCTACACGTACCTCGAGAACTTCGAGAAGACGGGCAAGCCTGGCTTCCTGTTCACGTTCGGCGATGAGCCGGTGCCGTACCAGCCGGTACCGCCGCACCAGCTGGCGAAGGTGTTCGGCCCAGGTGACTACGAGACGATGACGCCGGAAGCGAGCCTGCGCCTGGCACAGGAGAAGTTCCGCGTGTTCCACGTCTCCGTCGAGAAGGGCGGCTACAACCTCCGCGGTTGGGACAGCCTGCTCGGCAACAACCACCTGTACCTCCGCGACACGCGCTACCTGACCGACGTGGTCCTGGCCACGATGCGCATCGCCAACGGCGCCGACATCCACGAGGTGATCGCAGAGAGCACCTGCAAGGAAGCCCTGCGCCACGCGTTCAAGAACGCGCTGAAGGGAAGCTGATCATGGGCTGCAAGTCATGCTCTACCCAGCCGCGGATCGTCGCCTACAAGGTGCTGTTCGGCACGATCGACACGCTTCAGCGGCGGGTAGAAGAGGCGCTGGCCGAGGGCTTTCAGCCGTTCGGCGGCTGCACCATCAACGACCGCGTCGTCTATCAGGCGATGGTGAAGTACGAAACGCCGCTCTCTGGAGAATGGTGAAATGAGTGAAGTGTGGAATGGGTCTGACGCGTACGTTGTCATCGGTGCCGGTTTCGGCGACGAGGGCAAGGGCTTGATGACGGACTACCTGGTGCGCCGCACTGGCGCCGACAGCGTGCTCCGCTTCAACGGCGGCGCTCAGGCCAGCCACACTGTCACGACCCCTACCGGGCTGCAGCACATCTTCAGCCACCTGGGAGCAGGCACCTTTGCAGGTGCTCGCACCATTCTGGGGCCTCGCTTCATCATCAACCCATACCTCCTGCAGTCCGAGCTTCGCAAGCTGCAGGCGGTGGGCTACTCACCTGAGATCGTGGCAGATGCCGACGCACCTGTCACCACGATCTTCGACATGGCGATCAACGCCACCGCTGAGATCATGCGCGGTGCTGGTCGTCACGGTTCGTGCGGCATCGGCATCAACGAGACCGTCACGCGCCACTCATCTTTCCCGCTGTTTGCTAGCGACATCGCGCTGGCAAGCGTGCAGTCGCTCTCCAAGAAGATGCAGCAGATCCACAGCGAGTGGGTCCCTGCACGGCTCAAGGCCCTTGGTCTGGACGGCGTCAGCGAGGAGATCATCCTCAAGACTGGCGACGTGCTGCGCAACGACAACTACGAGCAGCACGCGCTCATTCTCAAGCAGGGCTTCAACAACATCGCGATCGCCTCGTACGACACCGAGCTGTCCTACGACATGGACCTGTGGTCGCCGTCGAGGCCGATCGTCATGGAAGGTGCGCAGGGCCTGATGCTCGACGAAGAGTTCGGTCTGTTCCCGCACGTCACGCGTTCGCTGACTGGATTGAAGTACGCGATGCAGGCAGCTGAGCGCCTGTGGGCATCAAGCATCCAGCCCGTGTATGTCACGCGCTGCTACGCCACCCGCCACGGGGCAGGTCCTCTCCTTCACGATGGTGAGGTGTTCACTGAGCGCACCATCGTTGAGACCACGAACGTTACCAACCAGTGGCAGGGCACCATTCGCTTCGCGCCGCTTCACCTCGGCGAGCTGCGTCGGTTCATCAAGGCAGACCTCGAGCGAGCTCGCGAGACCCAGCTGTACACTGACCTGACTCTCGAGGACCCGGTCATCGCTGTTACATGTCTCGACCAGGTGGGTCCGGAAGTCGTGATGTACGACAATGACGGCCAGAGGCGCGTCATTCCAGCCAGTGAAATCGTTACATTCATCGAGGGCCAGCTCGGTTACCGGGTTGGTTACAAATCTTTTGGCCCGACCTCAGAGGATGTTGTCTCTGTGGCCGGGGTTGGTGTATAATAGCACCATGCGGTAAGGCAACGGCCGCACGTTCTCGTTGCCAGCTGGGTCAAAGAGACCCGGCAAATGGATAGAGGAGCTCTACCATGTCAGTACGAACCATTCTGGCCCCCAAGGCCACCGACATCGCGTGGACCGCCGAAGACGAGCTGATCATCAGCATCATCTTCCGCACCGACAGCTACAAGTTCACGCACCCCTTCATGTTCAAGCAGCTGCAGAAGCGGCTGGCCAAGCGAGGCGCCAAGGTCGTCGGCATGTCCAGCTACGGCGAGGCACGCGTTTCGAGCCAGGTCAAGGTGACCATGTTCGGCATGCAGATGCTGCTCGCCAAGTTCTTCTCCAAGCCGATCACGATGGCGCACATCGACGCCGCCGAGAAGTTCGCGCTCGCCCACTTCGGCCGCCCGCTCTTCGCCCGCGCCGACTGGGAGAAGGTCGTCACCGAGTACGGTGGCATGCCTCCCCTGATCATCCGCGCCCTGCCCGAAGGCACCGTCACACGCGGCGGCATCCCGCTCTACAGCGTGACCTGCCTCGACGAGGACCTCTTCTGGATGTCCAGCGGCTTCGAGACCATCATCCTCCGCGGCGTCTGGTACCCGACCACGATCGCCTCGCTCGACCGCGACACGCGGCAGGAGCTGAACCGCTTCTACGCGCTAGGTGCAAGTGCCGAAGCTTCGCCGGCCTTCGCCCTCCACGACTTCGGTGGCCGCGGCGTTTCCTGCGGTGAACAGGCCGAGATCGGCGGCGCCGCTCACCTCGTCTCGTTCATGGGCTCGGACACCGTCGAAGGCGTCCTCGCCGCCAACTTCTACTACGACAGCCCGATGTCCGCCTTCTCGGTGTTCGCCACCGAGCACAGCGTCGAGTGCTCGTTCGGCCTGGACGACGAAGGCGAGGAAGCCTACCTGCGCGCCCTGCTGGCCAACGCTGAACCCGGTACGATCGTGTCGATCGTCATCGACGGCAAGGACATGTGGCGCTGCGCAGAGAAGCTCTGCTCGCCCGAGTTCGTGGAGCTGATCCGCGCCAGCAAGGCGAAGGTCGTCTTCCGTCCCGACAGCGGCGACATGCTGGAAGTCGTTCCCCGTCTGATCCGCCTGCAGGACGCCGCCTACGGCCACACGGTCAACGCCAAGGGCTACAAGGTCATCAACTGCGTCGGCATCATCTACGGCGACGGCGTCGATCGCCTGAACATGCTGACGATGCTCGGCAACCTGATGGCCATGGGCTACTCGCCCGAGTGCATGGTCTTCGGCAGCGGCGGTGCTCTCCTGCAGAAGGTGAACCGCGACACGCTGAAGTTCGCGCAGAAGGGTTCGGCCCTCCTGATCCGCGAGGCCGACGGCACCGAGCACTGGCTCGGCATCGCAAAGGACCCGATCACCGACCCTGGCAAGAAGTCGAAGGAAGGCCTGATGACCGCCGTGCAGTGGAAGCTGACCGGCGAATGGGCCGCCGCCCGCCTGGACACGGGTCCGCTGAGCGACGAGTTCGAGGACAAGCACCAGCTGTCGTACTACCTGGGCCAGCTCTACAACAAGAGCAACCTCGACCAAGTCCGCGCCCGCGCTGCCTGACCATGCGGAAGCTGAGCGTTCCTGGCAAGGTCATCTTCGTGGCCATGCCGACCAAGGGCAGCGCAATGCGGGAGAGCGCCCAGACCGGGCGCCTCTACTCGCACGTCTACGCGGCCATGGCCAAGCTGCACGAGAAGTACCCTGACCACACGTTCACGGCGCCGATGGTGCAGGACTACATGCTGCTCCCGCACCTCAGCGCCGACCCGACGTGGGAGGTCTGGGGTGACCGCTGCCGTCGCCTGATCGAGCGCTGCGACGAGGTGTGGGTGCTGATGTTCGAGGGGTGGACCAAGCCGGTCTACACCATGGACAGCACCTACAACACGTCCAAGGGCGTGCGCGGCGAGCTCGAGCACGCAGTCCGGCACCGCAAGCCGGTCTGCTTCATTGACCCAACGGGGATCTGATGGACCGCCAGCTCTACCCTGACGCGCTACGAGCAATCTCGCTTGGCCGCATCGTCATCTTCCACTTCTTCGGCTGGCAGCTGCTGACCTACTTCCCCTCGCTCGGCGTGATGTTCGCGCTGGGCGGGTGGTTCATCGCGCTGTCGCTGAACGAGCGGCCCGTTGGGCAGGTGCTCATTCAGCGGCTGGGTCGCCTGCTGCCGACGTGGTGGCTGTTCGCGCTTCTCTCCCTCATCGCCGGTCTCTTCTTCGCGCGCGGTGCCGGCATCGAGCTCCAGCCAACGCTTGCGTGGTTCCTTCCGCTGGAGCGCGTCACCTGGAACCTCGACAACGCGGTTGCGAACGACGCCACCGTCGTGACGTGGTACATCGCGGCCTACATCTGGCTGCTCCTGCTGTCACCGCTCCTGCTGACCTTCTTCAAGCGCCTGTCGTGGGTGCTCGTCTTCGGCTGGCTGTTCGCGTTCCTCGCGTACGTCACCCTGGTTCCTGATCCGCATGAGACGCTGCGCGGTGAGACGGCCTTCAACGTCCTGACGTTCGGCGCCTGCTGGCTGCTCGGCTTCGCGAAGGCGACCGGCAAGCTGGATGAGCTCAGCAGCTGGGTGAAGTACGTCGTGTTCAGCGTCCTCGCGCTGGCCTCGATTGGCCTGACGTACGAGGAGCTGTCGCTCACTGGCAACCCGACTGCCCAGGCGCTGCTCTCGTTCGGCACCGCCTTCCTCCTGCTCTCGTTCAACCCCTCGCTGGGAGCTCTGCCGAGCTGGTCGAAGGGCGTCATTCGCTTCGTCAACACGTACGCGGTGACCATCTACCTGTTCCACAACATCCTGATCGACGCCTCGTTTGAGGTCGGTGCCTTCTTCCATGCCTACGAGGTGGCCGGCGCGGTTGGTCTGCCGGAGCTCAGCTCACAGATCGGCGGCTGGATCTGCTTCGGCTGGCTGCTCGTCCTGCTGTACATCGCCTGCAGGGCGCTTGGCATCATCGAGACGCGAAACTGGCTCGGCGGCGGACTTCGCGCGCCCATCATTCACCGTTCAAAGGAGCGTCATGAGCAAGCCGTTCTCTCCTGAAGAGGCCCTCGCCTCAAGGGCATCCGTCATTCCTGACTTCGTCATCAACGCCGTCAACTCGCTGCTGGCGGCGCGGTACAGCGGCAGCTCCTGCCAGATCGAGCAGAAGGAGATCATCGAGGCCATCAAGGACGAGGCAGCCAAGCAGGGTCTGACGGTCACGATGGACTGGATCTTCGAGAAGAACTGGCTGGACTTCGAGCCGCTGTACGAGAAGGAGGGCTGGAAGGTCGTGTACGACAAGCCGGGCTACTGCGAAAGCTACAGCCCGTTCTTCATCTTCAGCAGGCGCTGATCAACCTGCGATCAGGGTTGTACTGCCGGCTTCATTCGGTGTAGAATGGCACCATGGACCTATCCCACTCCTATCGCACCACCCTTTCTCGCATGCCCGACCTGACCTTTGGTGAGGACAAGTCGGACTACGCTCGGCGCTGCATCGCCTGGGCGCGCGAGGAAGGGATCGGTTCGATGGAGGTGGTCCGCTGCGTGAACATCAAGTGGCAGGCCTGGGAGGTGCAGCGCCTCATCGACGAGCTGGACGATGGCTCCAAGAACCCGCTGCATGAGGCCGTCATCCTTCTACTTCGACACACCTTCATCCCATGATCTACGACGTCACCGTTTACCCAGAGGCTGCCGAGAAGGAGCTGCTGTGGGGCGCCAAGCCGGGCACGGTCACCGTCGCTCCGCTGTGGCGCAACACCGGTTCCATGCTCTGGACCGATGAGCCGCTGCTTCCGGCTGACCACGCACCGGCAAGCCTGACGATCAACACGAAGGCGGCGCGCCACGTGTTCGCTTGTCCCAAGCTGGTCTGGATCAGCCACACTGGAATGCTGCTGTCGGCGTTCAGCGACGAGGGTCCAAGCGGCACGATCCGTCGGGCCTCGCGCGTCTTCGTTCTGCTGGAGGCCGCATGAGCGACATCATCAGCCTCTACGAGGACTACGTTCGGGCGTGGAAGCGCGGCACCAGCATCCACGAGGGGCTGCAGGACAAGATCGACGCGGCGTGGAACGCCATCAAGGCCAAGTACCCGCACGTCAAGTGGAACGCCATTGGCGATGAGGTCGGTGCCGGTTGGTGGGGCATCCTCGACACCCTGCTCGCTGAGCTCGACGCGATCATGGAGCTGCACCCTGGCTACGTGCTCACGGTGCGCCAGGTGAAGGAGAAGTTCGGCGGCCTGCGCTTCTACTACGACCTCTGGGCCGTAGGTGAGAGCCACGTCTACAACCCAGATCGACCCGAGGACCCGGTCAAGGTCGCCCTCGGCGACGAGATCTACGCCCGCGTAAGGCAGGCCGAGGACAAGGCAAGCAAAACGTGCGAGTGGTGCGGTGAACCAGGCAAGTCAGGTGGTGACGGCTGGATCAAGACGCTCTGTGAGAAGCACCACCAGCTGCACAAGAGGAAGTGACATGGACGAACACGACACCGTTCCAATGGAGCTGAGCTGGCCTGAGCTGGATGCCAGCGCCATCAGCGACGAACCCGAGCAGGTGCATGGCTTCAAGGACACGCGCGCCGGCGAAGCGGTGTTTCGCCGCCAGGCATCAGCGATCGCCGAGCTGGCCAAGTCCGCCCCGTCGCTCCACCGGCTCGTCACCGACCTCTGGGGCACGAAGGAGCTGGACGACGCCTTCGGTCGCTGGCTCATGTCGGAGCCGCGGCTGCCGACCGCCGTTGCCGAAGCGCTGCTGCACCTCAGCGAAGTTCACGGCCGCACCCACAACTTCCTTGTCCGCCCGTAAATACCTCTGAGCAGATACTCAGAGGAGCGACCGCTTGAAGGTCATCTCAAAGCGAGCCCGGGCAGCCAAGCGTGTGATGGAGGTGGAGATCTCGGTAGAGCGGTCCACCTCATATGGCGTGATTGTCACGGACGTGGGGGTGGCCAGCGATGCTGAGATCGAGCGTGCACGACGCGTTCTCGAGGAAATCAGGCGGCAGCTTGAGAGATCAGGAAGGATCATTGTACCATGGTGTTGAGCGAGCTCCATGAGGAGAACGACTGGGTCGAGCGCCTGAAGGCGAGCGGCTTCGTTAAGGACGTGCACGCTGAGAAGAACTCGGGCAACGTCAACCTGTACGGCACGACCGACGGTGGCGTGAAGTTCATTGTCAGCGCCATCGGTCCTCGCGCCCACCTCACGGTGCACGGCCAGGACATGGGGCGGGTCGCATCGCCAGCTGACGTGATCGCCGTCATCAAGAAGGCGAACGCCGACCCTGAAGGTTGGCGCAAGGAGCAAGGCATCTAACAACCTGTTGTTGCGGGTGTACATTGGCCTCAAGCTGGTGTAGAATGCAACTATCGTCGTAATTCGGACTGAATTGAAGGCTTCTGGACGCGGGTTCGATTCCCGCCAGGTCCACCACAGAGTGCTTCCGCTAGAGCACTGCGTCATGGGCCTGACCTGGTTTCGACAGGGGTGCGGAGAGGATGATACGCGACGGGAGAGTCGACCGACCTAATCGGCGAAAAACCAAGTATCTGCAAACGATGCTTACTTCGTGGCTCCGGCAGTTTCGGCTGCACGTGAGCTGCGCCTAGCGGCGTAAAACACGCGGGGCACTGATCGCACCCGTCCAAGAATGAGATCCCTCGGCCTCCTCGTGAGGCCGTTGTAGCTTCTGGCCCACGCCGAAACCAACCTGCAGATGTTTACACCCCTGCTTCGCCCTCCGCTCTAAAATAGCTCATGTGCCAAAGGAGCGCTCCCATGACCATCCGCCGCCTTCTCATTCTCGCGGTCCTTTCAGGACTTGCATTCATGGCGGTAGCCTGGGCGCAGGGAGGTCGAGCGCGGATGCCGAACACTCCCTTCAAGTTCGACACGCGCATCGCTATCACGGATGAGGTGGCCGTGGATGTGGCCTCTGAAACCTTGGCAGCCGCGGACATCAACGATAACCACCTCGTGGGTGGCATCATCCGCATCACCGTGTTCAAGGGCACGGCGCTTCCTGAGGGAACAGCAACCACCTTCGTCAACGCTGTGGTTGCGAACTGCGACAGCGGTAAGGTGATGGTGCTCGGCGCTACCGCCTTTGCACCGGACGGCAAGCTGCTCAAGAAGGACCTGAGCACGCACCTCTTCGGGGTTTCTGACCAACCCACCCCGACGACGGTTACACACGCCTACCTCTGCAGCGTGGCAAAGGCGCCTCCACTGCAAAAGAGTAACCCTCCCCCAAGTTACAAATCCTTCTGGCTCTGAGGCGCCGGTTGGTGTATAATGGCTCATACGCGCCGGTAGCTGAGTGATCTAGCGGAGGACTCTAAATCCTTGTCTACGTGGGTTCGATTCCCACCCGGCGCACCAACAGGAGCAGTGATGAAGACCGAACTGACCCCGTCCGAACGACAACACGCGCTGGCTCTTGACCGCCTCTTCACCGGAGGTCGCTCCACTCCTCAGTTGCAGGCCTCGGCCGTTGCTCACGTGGAGACCTTCAAGCGGCTTGTGTCTGTCAAGCCCGCGCCGCGCGTCTACTCGGACGGTCGCGGTTCCAACGGGCTCTACAGCTGGCAGACCTCACCCTGGGACTGAACACAATTCTCGAGTAGCTCAGCTGGTTAGAGCGGCGGTCTCTAAAACCGTTGGTCGTGGGTTCGAGCCCCACCTCGAGAGCCAAACACCATGAAGACAGCACCTGGCCTTTCACCCCTCTGGCAGCAGCCGTCTCGGGCGGTCATCCGAAGCACGCCCAACGAGGCGCGCGTGCTGCTCGCTCTGGCTCGGGTGCTTCGTCAACCTGCGCAAGCTCAACACGCCGAGCGCGCAGCAGTGTAAGATACATCATCGACTGTAAATAGTTCAGCCACCCAATCAACAACCCGTGAGGACGCCATGAAGGCCTAGGTTCCCAGCAAGTCGTATCTGTATGCCATCTCTCGCCGCGATATCCCCATCGCGCAGCAGGCTATTCAGGCAGGCCACGCCGCCATCGAGTATGCCTACCAGCACGGTCGCCCTGCCGACCACCTCGTCACCAAAGTTCCCTCTGCGAACTTCCTTCGACGAGTTTCAGCAATCTTCCGCTTCGTCTCCTCTGAACGCTTCCCACCAGTAAGTGCTGCCTTGATTTTGGCCCGCCTGGGTGCATCACGTTCTGCGTCGTTCAAGCGATCGCTCATCTGCTGCTTGAACGCTTCTGTCTTTGGTACCCCTTCTTGTGCTCGACTGATGTTGGCACGATGCTCGTCGGTGAGCGTGCGGCCAGTGAGTGTAGCGGAGACGGCGACCGCGTACGCCTCACGCACACGCTTGAACACGCGTGAGTTGGGAACATGTGTCTTTGACGACACCGTGCGCTTTAGCGCGTACAACATCTTTCGTCGATTTGCACCCTCTGTCATGCGAGTGAGCAGCATGTGGGCAACGAAGTGCTCGCGTGCTGTCAATCGAACAAGATTGGCCTTGGTGTTAGGCCCACCAAGCGACTTGGGTATAACGTGGTGCCATTCGCCGTACCCGCTGAACATCTCAGAGCGCCTCTTGTCAACGAGCGCGTGATACCATCGAGCATACTTGTTGGATAGGAACATGAAGAACTACCTCTACGCAATCTCAAGGAAGGACATTCCGCTGTCTCAGCAGGCCATTCAGGCGGCGCACGCTGGCATCGAGTATGCGCGTATTTACGACATGGAGACATCTCCCTCCTACATTCATCTAACCTGCCGCGACCAGCACCAGCTGGAACAGCTTCGCTCTGCGCTGTCCGAGCGAGGCATCGTCACCTCCGAGTTCCATGAGCCCTATCAAGACTGGGGTCTCACGGCAATCGCCTGTCTTCTCACTGAGGAAGATCGGCACCACCTTTCCCATCTTCGCCTTTGGAGCACCAAATGAACGAGCACATCAAGACCGCCATCTCCGCCGCCCATTAGGGCATTAGTACGAAGATAGCGCCCCGCGCGCTGTCAGCACTTGAAGATAGCATGCGCGCCTGTGAGCAGGCGCCTGGACTGAGCGTGCTCGAGCACGGCCATCAGGTTGACCGCAGGTTCAAGGACCTGATCGGTTCCCGCTCTCTGGAGTGGAGGCTGCCTGACTGGTCCATTTCACATGGTGACAAGCTCCTCGAGCTCTGTCCCAGTCTCGACACGCTGTCCGAGTACCACATCTACCACGATGTGGGCAAGCCGTTCTGCCTCACCATCGACGCTGAAGGCAGGCGGCACTTCCCTGACCATGCCACCATCTCCTCGGCCATCTGGGCTGCCAGCGGCGGTTCGCCTCTTGCTGCGCGCCTGATGAAGCACGACATGGACCTGCACCTCCTCAAGCCGAGCGAGGCCACGTCCTATCCCCACCTCGACATCGCGCCGGCCCTGCTGCTGACGGCGCTGAGCGAGATCCACGCGAATGCTGAGATGTTCGGTGGCATGGAGAGCACGTCCTTCAGGATCAAGTGGAAGTGCCTCAACAAGATCGGCAGTCGTCTCATCCCTCTCATCCTCAAGGAGCAATCATGATGTATCCATTCAATTCCAAGGAAACCTACCTGCAGGCCCGCAAGGACTGGACCGAGTACTACCAAGAGATCGCGGCCCGCATCCGCAAGACCAAGCTCGCCCTCAAGGAAGAGGAGCGCAGGACCGGCTCCACCTACAAGTGGTACGACCTCAACTCAGACCGTGAGGACGCGCGCAACGCCCTCGCCGAGCTGCAGGAGATGAAGGACGAGGCGCACCGCCAGTGGAAGGAAGCTCGCAAAGTTTGCGCAGGTTGAGCCTCCCGGCCGTGATAAATATTGGTGAGCGGATGCTTCGGGTCCGTTCACCAAGCGGGTTGCCTTCGGGGACCCACATCACACAACTTGCTTCTCAGAAGGAGTACCATCATGGCACGTATGTTTGCGCCTCTCTCTTCCTCGTTCCTCGGCTTCGACTCGTTCTTCAGCGAGCTCGAGCGCATGCTCGACATGGCCTCCAACTCGTCCCTGCAGGGCGGCTACCCTCCGCTGAACCTGTACCAGGAGAACGACGGCGGCTACACCATTGAGGTGGCGGTTGCCGGCTTCAAGAAGGAGCACATCAAGATCGAGCACAACAAGAAGACGGGCGTGCTCTCCATCTACGGCGACACCGGCGTTCGCAACAGCATCACTGAACCCGTCGCCCCTGACGTCGACCGCCTGGCCAACCAGGACATCGACACCACCAAGCCGCTGTCGGTGACCGTGCCGACCCAGCGCACCGTGCTCAAGTCCGGCATCGCCACCCGCCAGTTTGCCCGCCACTTCACGCTGGCTGACAACCTCGAGGTGAAGGACGCCAAGCTTGAGGATGGCATGCTGACCATCTCGCTGCAGCACGTCGCCCGTGAGGAAGACAAGCCGCTGCTCATCACCCTCAACTGATACCACAGACCATGCTTGAGCTTCTCTGGGCGCTTGGCGCCATCATTCTCATCGACGTTGTCCTCGGCGGTGAGAACGCCATCGTCATCGCGATGGCCGCCAACCGGCTCCCAGAGGAGCTTCGCAGGAAGGCCATCCTGTGGGGCACGGTGGGTGCAATCGCGGTGCGCTTCCTTAGCGTCGTCGCGCTCACCTACCTGCTGATGATCCCTGGCCTGCGGCTCATCGGCGGTCTTGCTCTGCTGTACATTGCCTGGAAGCTCGTGAGCTCGTCCGAGGAGACAGAAGAGGTCAAGGCTGCCGACACCTTCTGGGCGGCCATCGGCACCATTGTGATGGCTGACGCCGTCATGGGCCTGGACAACGCGCTGGCCATCGCTGGAGCTGCTGGTGGAAACTGGTGGCTGATCATCTTTGGCCTGCTCGTCAGCGTCCCGATCGTCCTGCTCGGCTCAACCGTGGTGGCCAAGGCCATGCAGCGGTGGCCCAAGCTGATCTGGGGTGGAGCTGGCGTTCTTGCTCTTGTTGCAGCCAAGATGATCTACGACGAGCCGCTCCTAGCTGGCCTGCTTCGGTCAACCTAAATCTTCGGGTGTCCAATCGACACCCCTCGTGTTAGAATGGTTCCATGGTGTTATGGAGCCTGTTCAACAAGGCTCCTCTATGACACCCGAGAAAACAGTTCACCGAGTTTGGTACAAGGCAACCCTCACGCCAGTGGCACAGGGCCTCTTCACCGAGGCCTTCTACCCTGAGGCCAAGCGCGGCAGCGGGAACCAGTACGTCTTCTTCACGCAGGAGGACGTTACTCCCTCAGCCCGTAAGGTCATCGTGGCCTCCAAGATGGCGGAGAGCGGCCTTCGCATGATGACACAGGACCTCGCACGCGTATGTCTGATCCCAACATCCAAGGCAACCCGAGCCGAGATGGCGAAGCTGGATCAGCTGGCGCAGAACCTGAAGCTCTGAGAGAGCTGTGGCTCGACCTTGAGGACACGGTCATCGCGCCGGTCATGAATGGCTGGTTCAACGTCGAGCTCATCCCTGAACAGATCGCCAAGGTCAAGCGCTTCATCGCTGAGTTCCAGCCGAAGCGCGTCAACATCTTCTCGTTTGCCATCTGGGACCAGCACCAGCGCGAGCGCTTCACGATGGGCACCCGTCCCCACCTGGAGAAGGTGCTTGGCGTTCCATTCAACCTCGTTCTCTCCGTCGACGACGACATCATCCCCATCTGCTGCAGGGAGATGAACATCGCTCGTGAGACCGTCGACTTCCAGGAAATGAGCAACTTCTGGGGCAAGCAGGGTGCCTTCCGCCTGTGCATGCGCCACCACGCCAAGAACATGCTGCGGCACGGTCATCCGGCCCTGCATGCCGTGCTCCTCGATGACGTCGTGCATGACGAGGTTCTGACGTGGAACGATCGCGACTGCAAGGCAGTCATCTCTCAACTCAACATCTACAGGCTCTATGCTGACGAGTGAAGAACGCGCGAAGCTTCGCGCCGAGAACCCGCCTGAGATCGGCTCCATCCACTGGGGCAACGTCTACTTCGACTGGGGCTGGAAGGGCTTCGGCTTCGGCCAGCTGGACTTCCGCGTCAACCGCGATACAGGAGAGATCCGCATCGCCAACGAGTGCATGAGCCGTGAAAGCGTTCGCGCCATCCTCATCGCGCTCGCCAACCACATCGCCGACAACGGCATCCTCGACGACGACACCGAAAAGGAGAGATCCAATGACATCAACGGCTGACGCCCTAAAGAACCTGCTTGATGGCAAGCCCGCCATCGAAAGCACCCCGCTCGGCGGCCCCAAGGCGCCGTACCGCCAGGAACTGGATGCCAAGCTGCTCGAGGAAGCCCGCAGCAAGAAGGCTGAGTACGTCTCGCTGCTTCGTGTCGGCCGCTGGATCGTCGAGTTCACGAAGGTGGACGGCACCCCGTCGATCATGGAATGCACGCTTGACCAGCGCCTGCTGCCGATGACCGAGACGGCAAACCCTCCAACTCTCCGCCCCGAGAAGCCGGACCTGCTGCACGTCTTCGCCCTCGACCGCGACCCACCAGGTTGGAGGTCGTGCAAGGTGCTCAACGTCACGCGCGTCTACGCCAAGACCGAGAGCCTGTAACGCGTTACACTTCGAAGGTGTACACCCTGTCGAACAGGGTGTACAATCCTTCCATGCTTACCGCATCTGCGAAGTACAACCACCTGAAGGTGGTCTCAGACCCGCTGGACAGCCTAGCAGTGGAGCTCTACGAGAAGCTCTTCGCCAACGCGCCCAAGCTGTCAAGCCTTGAACCCAGCTGGCCCACCGTTGGTGGCCTCGGCACCCCGCTGAAGCTGTTCGCCTGGAGGGCCGAGAAGGTCAAGCTTCGCACGAAGCACTTCGGCAACGAGAAGCCGGTCGAGTGCCTTGGTCTGCACCGCATCTGCATCCACCGCAAGCTGGAAAAGGGCATCGAGATCTACTTCGATGACACCCGCTCCATCGGCCGACGCGACAAGCTCTCCTACTTCCCCTTCCTGGTCAAGGGCAAGCCCAACCTCGAGCTGCGTGAGCTGCTCGACACCTTCTGCGTGCTGCCCCAGCACCCTGACCTGCCGAACCTGTCTGTAGACGACAAGCGCGCCGCGATCATGTTCAAGGCCTTCGGCATCGCCTATCGCATCCAGCCGCTGTAAATACCCCTGCACGCCGCTGGTGGCGTGATCAAGGGTGTTCATGGAAGTCCTCTCGTTCAAGCTCATCACCGGCGTGGAGCTGGTGGCTGAGTACCTCGGCGTCACAGGCGCCGGCTACAAGCTCCGCAAGCCGCTGCAGGTCCACTTTCTCCGTGGTCCAGATGGCTCCGAGCAGATGGCCTTCTCCCACTGGGTGCTGACGGCCAACCCTGACCAGGACGTCGAGCTGCTCGACGCGGTCGTCGCAACGAAGCCGCTCAAGCCGATCCAGGAGATCGCTGAGAGCTACGTTCAGCAGACGTCGTCCATCATCGTCCCGAAGGCCGCCGCCGGCCAGATCCTGACGAGCTGATCATGCGAGCCGCTGCCCTCCTCCCCGCTCTTCTGCTGGTCGGCTGCACGGGCCTGACCAACTCCTTCTTCGATCCGATCGAGGCCTCGCGCTACGCTGATGTGGCGTACTTTGCCAAGGTGGCAACGCAGTACTGCACTGAGGCTGACGTCATGCCCTCGGTGGTCGGTGAGCTGAAGTCGCAGACCGACATCGCGGTCAACTACACCACGCTGAAGGTCGCCAACGCGCGCCTCGCCAAGGCCGGCTCCGAGCTGCAGGCGCTTGTCAACGAGATGGAAGATCGATACTCAAAGACGAAGCCGTCAGAGGGCTACTGCAAGCTGAAGCTCGCGCAGATCTCAGTTGGTGCCGAGCAGATTGCCAAGTCGATTGGCAAGAAGGAGGAGTGATGGCAACGATCAAGGAAGTTCTGGCTGGTCTGCCAGAGAACCTCGCCAAGGACATCGAAGCCCGTCTCGAGGATGCCGCTCTCGGCAACCACCTGACCGAAGACGAAGTGAAGGAGATCGTAGATGGTATCTTCCACCTCGCCGCAATCAAGAACGCCATCGACGAAGATGAAGTCGCCCGCAACATCGACTACCTCACGGCCCAGCTCCGCGACGCCGTCGTCGGTATCTTCCTCTGACTTCAAGAAGCTGGAGAAGTTCACGCTGGACCTGCAGCGTCAGCTTAGCCGCTCGCAGGGTCGAGTCGACCAGCTGGAGCGCCGCGTTGCCGACCTCATGGCCAAGCTGCAGGCACTGGCGAGCCAGCTGAGCCGCCGCTCCTAAATAGGTGCATGAAGCTCCAAGAAATCTCCACTGGCGAAGCAGCTGTAGAGTTCGCTGACTACATCGACCGCGTCAAAGAGAAGTCGAAGCGGGTAACGCGTGCGCAGCTCGCGCACCTTCAAGCTGCTGGTGGTGCGCTGCTCAAGGCCGGTTTCAAGTGCGTTCACGCACCAGGAACGACGTGGGAGATGAGCTTCACCCGTGGGCCAATCTCTGTTCACTTCATGGCACCAGGGTTTCCTGACAGGGTCTACACAGAGGTGTCCATCAAGAACACAGCTGCCAACGTCTTTGAGAAGAACCTAGCGATGAGCAAGGTGGCCCATGTCGACTGGGATGCCTGCGAGAAGGCGTTTCACGCCCGTGACGAGGCAACAAAGAAGCTGCAGGCCGCCGCAGCCACAATCGACAAGCTCTTCGCATGAAGCTCAACGAGATCAAGGAGCCGTCAAAGGCCCCTCTCATCTACCACGCCATCCGCTCGCTGATGTCGCGGCACACCTTGTACTTCGAGAAGATGTCAAGCCGTAGGCAGGGCATTCACCGAGTTGCAGTTCAGAAGATCTGCAAGGTCATCGGCCTGGTCGGCTTCAACGAGGGCGATCCTGAGGTGATCTTGAAGGGCATCGCGAAGGATGGCGCCACCTACACGCTCGGCATCCCAGTGGCTGAGGACGACGATTGGACAGTCGAGCCCTACAACGCCCAGTTCCCTCACATCCCAGGTGGCAAGGACTACCTCATCGTGAAGAAGCCAGTGTAACAACCTGCGCGTGTTACAACTTCGCTGTGTCTTTCGGGGAAAACCTGTATATAATTGCATCAACGTCAGCCAAACGTGAGATTGCTTTCCGTGACTTCGACCGCCGTATCACTGCCATCGCTTAGCTGCTCCCTCGGAGCCGGTTATGCGCTGTCAGCGCCGGCCACCCCAGGTACGGAGGCCCCTCTGGTCTAAGGTTCAAAGTTCAGAACCGACCGAAGGGGCAGCAACGAAAGTTCTGCCCCTTCGGTCGTTTTTGAGCAGCGAAAATAGTTGCACAAAACGTTGTACAAGTCGTCGAAGCTGTTGTATAATAGCTTCAACGCACACCGAAAGGTGTTGGTTCTTTAACAACTCAGAACATGCCAACACGACGTTGGCAACCGTGGATAACAGCCCGTTCGGGTGATGCTCTGCGATGTTGAAAGCGTCGTGCATGGGGGCTTAGCTCAGCGGGAGAGCGGCTGCCTTACAAGCAGTAGGTCGTAGGTTCGATCCCTACAGCCCCCACCATTGGAAATCGCCCTTGGCGAGGTAGCTCAATATGGCAGAGCAGGCCCGTGAAACGGCTGTGTGTCAGTTCGATTCTGACCCTCATCTCAGGACGATTCCCAATGGTAGTCATGTCTCAGTCCTCGGCATGGGGCAAGCGAGCACGGAGGTTCCGTGGTAGCGCTAGGGGCGAGTAACGCGGTGGTTCGAGTCCACGCGAGAACTGAGACATGAAGATCATGGAGATGCAGCCCCGGGAGAGGTAAGCGCGCTGTAAACGCGTGGCAGTGTCAATAAGTCTGAGTAGGTTCGAATCCTACCATCTCCACCAAGACTGTAAATACCCAGCACAGACTGGGAGAGTGCATGAAGAGCATTTTGGATCTGAGCTCCAGGACAGTTTGCAAAATCCTGAGGCGCATGAAGTTGGCGTGTTTTACGTGTGGATGGAATGAAGCATTGTGCGACATTCACCATATCCTCCCAAAGAAACAAGGAGGGACCAACGATCATAGCAACCTCACGGTGATCTGCCCAAACTGCCATCGGATTGCTCATGAACGAAAACAGACCACTGGGTTCAAGACGATTGAGGAAGTCGTTGGTGACTCTTGGAAAGAGTTCTACTTCGCTGAAGGAACTTCGAACCCCAAAGTTCGAAAGATCATCAGTGAAGGAATGAAGAAAGCGCACGCTGAAGGGCGTGCGAAGAGGAAGCTCGAGGTGTAGCAGAAACACCGGACCGCTTAGACATCACCGAGTAGTCTTCAGGTGATCGAGTGCGACAAAGGCAAATTTCTTGGGTGTCCGTCAGAGTTGGAGAGCTGAAGCGGGCTGTAACCCCGTTCGCTTACGCGTGAATAGGTTCGAATCCTATGGCACCCACCATTGGAAAGCTACTCACCCCGGGTCGGGGCCGAGAGGATAGCCAACAAGAGGGCTTCCCAATGGTGTCTTCGTGAGATGAGATTCATCGGAGCAATATCGCTCACGAAGGAGAAACCATGACGAAGGAAGAACTGCTGGCCGAACTGGCCAAGCGCGGAATCAAGGTCGAGATCGGTGGCTGCGGCTGCTGCTCTTCACCGTGGGTCCGAGTCCTCATCGACGATGAGGAGGTGTTCAATGAAGACGGTGCTGACATGAGCAGCATCGAGTGATCTTGGGCTCGCATGTACCGTGGGGGCGACGATGCCTTGCAAGCATTGTGTGGAGGGTTCAACTCCCTTCGGGTCCACCAAGATTCGCGGCTGTACCTGGCCAGTCTATCTCGCTGGGTGGCAGCGCCGGAACCCGTAACCGGACCTATTCATGTCGACGTGGCCGAGCGGCAAGGCCTTCCGCTGCAAACGGAATGCGTGACGGGTTCAATTCCCTCCGTCGACTCCAATTCTTGGGCTCGCATGTACCGTGGGGGCGAGAATCGCTGGCAGCGATTTTGTGGAGGGTTCGACTCCCTTCGGGTCCACCAAGAACGTATCAGTGAAGGATCGCAGCGCTGCTCTAGTCCCCTTCACTAAAAGCGACGAGACGCATCTCCGTGCCACAGCGCGTAGCACGATCAGGTGGGCAGCTCGAAGTCGTGGCAGACGATGGATCAGGTGCAAGCCCTGTCAGAACATGGAGGCGTTAGCCGAGTCGGCCTAGCGGCAGCGGTCTTGAAAACCGAGGGTTCAGAAATGGACGTGTGAGTTCGAGTCTCACCGCCTCCGCCAACATGGTGATGTGGTAGAGTCAGGCTTATTGCACCTCCCTGCTAAGGAGGAGGATTCCGTAGAGGAGTCCCGTGGGTTCGAATCCCACCATCACCGCCAGATTCTTGGGCCTGTAGCTCAGCTGGGAGAGCGCTACCCTTGCAAGGTAGATGTCGTCGGTTCGATCCCGTCCAGGTCCACCAAGATAGGTTGGTAGTCGCATAAATACTCCAAGCACGGAGTGACTACCAAATGAGCAGACGAAAAGTTGAAGTAACGAAGGAGCAGTTGGAATGGGCGATGAGCCAAACTAACTCAGCGTATGCCGCGTCCCAGCAGTTGGGTCTCATGTATACCACCTTCATCAGGCGCTGCAAGGAATTCGGTGTCTACAAGACAAATCAAGGCCTCAAAGGTAGTAGCAAGCCAAATCCAAAGGCTCGTATTCCTCTTGAGAAAGTTTTGAACAACGAACACTTCATGGCAAGTAGAGCCGTCAAGGCAAAACTTCTCCAAGAAGGTTTGATCGAGAACAAGTGTGATGAATGCGGATCGCCTCCAGTGTGGAGAGGTCACAAACTGACGCTTCAACTTGATCACGTGGATGGTGATCGGTCAAACAACGAGCGCAGCAACTTGCGCCTACTTTGTCCGAACTGCCACTCGCAAACACCCACGTTCGGTCGTGGGAAGAGAAAGATCAAAGCCCCGGTGGCGGAATTGGTAGACGCGCAGCGTTGAGGTCGCTGTACCGAAAGGTGTGGAGGTTCGAGTCCTCTCCGGGGCACCACAATCGGGATGTCCAGTTGAAGCGCTGGCCCTTAAATGACGCGGTGAAAGTCCGAAGCTTCAAGAATTCAACAGGGACGGAGGCGTGTGGCAGCCGATTCGGTCCGGAGCCGAGTAGTCTGGGTTCAACTCCCAGGTCCCTGACCACGTAAGTAGATGATGCTGCTTGAACAACTTCATCCATCATACAAAGGCAACCGCAACTCCCAGTTTGGGAGCGTCTGGGTGCATCGCGATGGCCAAGCCAAGAAGATCAAGCAGCAGGACGTTGAATCAGCGCTCAAAAGCGGCTGGGCTTTGGGCAGGAAAGAACCCGAGACACCTAAGCCGCGGAAGAAGGTTACGCTAAAGTGTGTTCGCTGCGGCTCACTGTTTGATAGACGCAGGGCAGATCGTGAACTTTGTCCGAAGTGCGTCAAGTCAGACATTGGAAAAATTGCCGCCCAACGTGGAACACATGCGGGTTGGCACTACCGAAAGGGCGAAACAAGTTATCCGGAACGCTACTTCGAAGACGTCCTTCAACACGAGAAAATCGACGGGTGGGAACGGGAGAAGAAAGTAGGTCGCTGGTTCATCGACTTTGCATTCGCCGACAAAAAGATCGCCGTTGAAATTGATGGACGCCAACATGATGAGCGCCAAGAGCAAGACAAAATCAAGGATGACTATTTGAGAGAACACGGCTGGACCGTGTATCGCATCAAGTGGTTCAATCCAAAGAACGAAGTTGGGAAAAGCAAGTTGCATCCACAGGTGAAGGCTGTTCTCGACAAGTTGAGATAATCTGGGTATAGGCCAGCCTGGTAGACCGCCGCGTTTGGGACGCGGATGACGGGAGTTCGAATCTCTCTACCCAGACCAAGATGGTTGATACGATGGAGACACCGTTCGCGGAGCCATCGTTGAGGTCAGCCGGCCACCGTGAACGTGACGGTGATAGTGTCGGACACGACAGCATAGAAAGTCTGAGGCTGTCAAGAACAATGACGCGAGAAGTGTATCTGGTCGAGCACGCCGGCATTGGAGCCGGAGGTTGGCGTTCGAGTCGTCACCGCGTACCCGGTTTCCGTTCGCAGGAAAGCGGTTCCTTGTTCCCGGTCTGAACAAGGTGGTGGAGTAAACCGACGTCTCGTCGGTCCCAAAGCGCAAGTGGTCAAGTACCTTCAAAAGTGCCACCACGCGCGAACAGTGTTCGGCTGCTGTCCTCAGTCGGAAGGCGAAGGAGTATGCGTTACCCATGCGCAGCCGGTGAATTCGCCAGGACGTCGTGAAAGCCTACTCGACGTCACATGCGGGAGTAGCTCAGTTGGTAGAGCGATACCTTGCCAAGGTATAGGTCGAGGGTTCGAGCCCCTTTTCCCGCTCCAAGTTTCAGTGAGACGCAAGTCTCACGCTTTCACGTCGCCGAAGTGTCTACGAGTTCTGATCCTCGACTGGTAGAATGACGGCGTGGAAGTCAGGGAGGATCTTAGCGTCACATGGAGCCTGGTCCTCTGTGAACGTGAAGATACTCCAGGACGTATTCATGCGGGTGTGGTACATTGGTTGTGCACCGGCCTTCCAAGCCGGCAGACGAAAGTCGTAAGGGGGTTCGATTCCCTTCACCCGCTCCAACACGGTGCTGTAGCTCAGTGGCAGAGCGGCGGCTGAGTAGCCTTCGGGCGAAACGTTGCAGGACGGTGGTTCAAGTCCATCCGGTACCACCAAGACACAAGGGACGGCGGAAGCACGATCCCAGGGAGGCTTGGCTCCCACTAACTTTCAACCAACTTTGGAGAGCGCAATGACAAGTCACCGTAGCAGCGCTCGTGCTGCTGAGAGCGATTTCGTGGACACCAACATCTTCGTTGAAGGCACCAAGCTGGAGCCTCCGAAGATCGAGCCGCGATCAACTCTGCGTGACTCATCATTGGACCTTGCCCAAGGTTGTGATGCCCAGGAGGTGGAGTTTACCACCTCGATGATGGGCCTGTTCGACTGAATCTGTTGCGGGGTAGAGGAGCCTAGCCGTCCTCGTCGGTCTCATAAGCCGAAGATCGCAGGTGCGAATCCTGCCTCCGCTACCAATCTGTAAGACGCTGCTGTAAATAATCCCAGGAGGTTTGCCAAATGGGAAGAGCGAAAATTGAAGTAACAAGGCAGCAACTTGACGATGCGATGAGTGGTGCGCTAACGATGTCTGATGCGGCACGTGCCGCAGGACTCCAGTATCACACATTTCGCCGCAGATGTTTGGAACTTGGCGTGAAGTTGAAACCTAATCAGGGTGGAAAAGGTGGGACGCACGCAAGATCAAAGCCTTTTGAGCAGATGCGCGATCGCGCATGTATCAAACGACGAATGATTGAAGAAGGTGTTGAACACGCCTGTGCGCTTTGTGGCTGTCTTCCAACATGGAACGGACTTCCACTTTCGCTTCAGCTTGATCACATCGACGGTGATAGAAAGAACAACCAGCAGAGCAATCTGAGACTGCTCTGCCCAAATTGTCATTCACAAACCCCAACATGGGGTGTTAGGAACAGAAAGACAAACCGCAAGTGATGGAATCTGGTAGTCTTCCCGGGCTCAGAACTCGGGGCCGAAAGGCGTGTGGGTTCGAATCCCACCTTGCGGACCATCAAGCACCACCCGTGCAGAGGCAATGGGCCCTGCGCTGACTGCGTGGGTGGTGCTGCTAACAACGCGCATGTGATGGAATTGGTAGTCTTGACGGGTCGAGAGCTCGTTGCCGAAAGGCGTGTCGGTTCGAATCCGACCATGCGCACCACAGAATGAAGCAACCGCTAGACGTTGGTTATCAGGCAGTAGTGATCGTAAGATCTTGTGGGTTCGAGTCCCACCGACCGTCGAAAGGCGGTTGTGGCGAAACTGGTAGACGCGCAACTTTTCCCGCAAGGGAGTTTCCGATGTCGCCCCTTTGTTGCTCTCTAATCCAAGCTGACACTCACTGTAAATAGCAGTGCAGAAGGAGTGTCAAATGAGCAGACAGAAAATCATAGCCGCAACTAGAGATCTTGAGCAAGCAATAGCGCGCGAACCATCGCTAAACGCTGCCGCCAAGAGCCTAGGTATGAAATATGCCACCTTCAAGAGACGCTGCATCGAAAGTGATGTTCCCATCATCACCAACCAAGGTGGTAAGGGATTGAGAAAAGGCGAGGTGCGCCCGCTGCACGAGATGAAGCGCAAGGGAAGTATCAAGCGCCGAATGCTCGAGCGCGGTACGCCGAATGAATGCGCGATGTGTAAAACACCGCCGACTTGGTTTGGAAAACCGTTGTCGCTGCATCTTGACCACATTGACGGTGATCGAACAAACAACAGCGCCGATAATCTTCGGCTGCTTTGCCCAAATTGCCACTCCCAAACTCCAACGTGGGGAGTGAAGAACGCAAAGTTCATGAGAGACAAAGCGAATATGGCGGAATTGGTAGACGCGCAAGGCTCAGAACCTTGTGGCTGAAAGGCCTTGGGAGTTCGAATCTCCCTATTCGCACCATTCACCAGGGTAGGAGGCGTGTGGGAGCCGGTTAGTTCGGGAGACTAGCAGTCTGGGTTCGACCCCCAGTACCCTGACCAAATTTCACGGGTCATCTGATGCGTTGGGTGCATCGCCCCCATTTGAGGGGTATGGTCCGCCGGTTCGAGTCCGGCATGATCCACCACGAACGACTGGGTAGGAGGCGTGTGGTAGCCAGTTAGGTTTGGAACCTTTCAGTGTGGGTTCGACTCCCACTACCCTGACCAACAAGGAGCAAGTCATGAAGCTGCGCAACCTGGTTCTCGCGTTGCGGGACCAGGGTCCGCCCTCCCGCTTCTGGCGAAACCTCCGCAAAGGCCACCTCTGGGGCCTGATTCACCGGAACTCCCACATCAGCCAAGGCAGTGGGAAACCGAAGGTGATGTACAACACGAAGGCGACTGCCGAGAAGTCGGCTGCCGCGATGGCGCGCAAGAACGGGTTCTACTACTCGAACTACAAGTGCGTCTTCTGCGACGGCTACCACATCGGCCGTAACCGAGACAACAAGAACAACTGGGACATGAACGACCCAGCTGTCAAAGCTGATGTGGCTCAGGGGTAGAGCACTCCCTTGGTAAGGGAGAGGTCGTGGGTTCGAATCCCACCTTCAGCACCAGTTCAATAGCGGGCGGCCGGCTAGTTGTCGGAAGAGGTCTCATAAGCCACTGCATCAGCGAGGTGCGATTCCTCGGTACCGCAACCAACATCGCGTGGAAACGTCAGGTCGTAAATACGCCAGCACCTAGCGTAAGGACCCAACCGTGGACCACGACATGTACATCCCAGTCTCTCTTGGCATCGCCACCCTGTTCTCTCTGCTCGCCATCCTCGTAGGCCAGGTGATCACGCTGCTGAAGCTGAGCAAGCTTCAGGCCCAGCGCGTCTGCGGTCTTGCAGGTGTAGGCGTTGCAGCAGCCGCTGCCTCAAAGGCCGGCCTCCTGAAGCCGGTGTGGGAGTTCTTCAAGCTCACCTGGGAGAAGGTGAAGGACAAGTTCAAGGACAAGGCCGCCGACAAGATCGCTGATCACACCGTTGAGACGGTGCATGAGACGGTCGTCGAAGAGCCGAAGAAGACCTGACATCCTGCTGGTGTCGCATAGCGGCGATTGCACCGGTCTTGTAAGCCGGCGGGGCAACCCCACGTGAGTTCGAGTCTCACCGCCAGCACCAAACACGTTTTCCACAGTCGCTAACCGATAGGGCATTGGTTATCTACACTTCTGGAAAAAGCAACCGAGGTGGTTCGATTCCACCGCGCCGCAGTGGTCAAGGGCGGCAATCTCCGATCTCACCCCTTGTTGGTGATTGTGGAAAGCGTGTTCAACCAAGGAGCAACCATGAAGCGCATTCTGGAAATCCGCTCCGCTGAAGGCGGAGACGACGCCAAGCTGTTCGCGAAGGACCTCGCGGCAGCCTACATCAAGCTGGCTGGCAAGCTCGGCTGAACTACCCGCCTGACGGAAGGCGAGTGCATCTCCATCGAGATCACCGGCCCTGACCTGTCAGAGCTCAACAACGAGTCAGGCGGACACCGCATTCAACGAATTCCTCCAACAGAGAGACGAGGCCGCGTGCACTCCAGCACGGTGACGGTCGCGGTTCTCGATCCGCTCCAAGCGCGAAGCATCGCATTCACGGAGCGCGACTTCAAGGTAGAGTGGTACAGCGGCACTGGAGCAGGCGGTCAGCACCGCAACAAGCACCAGAACTCGTGCCGCATCACGCACCTACCGACCGGCCTCATCGCCACTGCTCAGTGCCGCTCGAGAGAGAACTCGCTTGAAGAAGCGAAGCAGGCACTGCTAGCACGGCTTCAAGGTCAAGCAAACTCGACGGTGCACCGTGAGCGGTCAGAGAGCCGCAAGCAGCAGGTCGGTTCAGGAGAGCGAGGCGACAAGCGCCGCACGTACCGGTTCCAAGATGACCGGACGAAGGACCACATCACAGGTCGAGAGACCAGCACGATGAAGGTCATGGGCGGCAACTTCGACCTCCTCTGGTAAGACATGCGCTGGTGGCGAAATTGGTAGACGCACCAGGTTTAGGTCCTGACGCCTCGGAAGGGGCATGTCGGTTCGAGTCCGACCCGGCGCACCAGAAAGTGGACAGGCTCCCCTCGAAAGGAGCTGGTTATCTCGGCCGAGAGGGCAACGTGGGTGGCCACCTGCAGCGCCTTGTGTGTGAGTGGTTCCACGGTTCGAATCCGTGGCATACACGACCAACCATCCATGGCTTCCATGGCTTCCATGGCTTCCATTCCCCAGTAGCTCAGTGGTAGAGCAGCTCGCTGTTAACGAGTTGGTCGGTGGTTCGAACCCATCCTGGGGAGCCAACTTTACGGAGATGAAGATGATCGACATGAAGGCTCAGAAGTACGGCATTCACGGGTTCTTCGGACCCTTTCGCTTTCTGTCCAACTTCCATCTCGTTCCTGTCGAGTTCGATGGCCACGTGTACCCGTCTACTGAGCATGCCTACCAGGCAGCGAAGACGAACGACCAGGCCATTCGTGAGGCATTTGCCCTGGCTGGGTTGACCCCCGCCGAGGTGAAGCGCTTTTCGAAGGAGCTTCCCACTGACGAGGTGTGGCACACAGCGCGAAAGTTCGAAGTCATGCTCGAGCTCACGCGCAAGAAGTACGCCAAGGACCCGCTCAAGCAGATGCTGCTTGACACGGGCGACCTGTACCTTGAGGAGACGAACCACTGGGGTGACACCTGCTGGGGAGTCTGCGGAGGCGTCGGCGACAACCACCTCGGCCGCATCATCATGCAGGTGCGCGACGAGCTGCGATCCTCGTGAACTTGTCACGCTAACCAAGTCGGAGGGCGGGGCTCAGTGAAGAACCTCCGTGCTGGTTCAGTCCTATCCACACTGTACTCAATGGACCGGTGCCGAGCCACCGTCAGCCAATCCACCTAGGAAGGGTGAGGCAGCTCAAGAACATGGAGATGTGGTAGAGAGGCTTATTGCACCGCACTCGAAATGCGGAGGTTCCGAAAGGGGCCCGTGGGTTCGAATCCCACCATCTCCTCCAGGTAATAGAAGCTGTGCACACCCCATAGCAGAGCCCCCATGGTAGCAACAACGAAGAAGGCCGCGGCCTGGATCATCACGTCAGCCGTTCTGCTGGTCGCCCTCGTGACCACCGCCTTTTCCTTTGGTCCGGCAGTCGAGCAAGTTCTGCTCCCGCCCGTCTTCAAGGACGTCAAGGCGAGCTTCGTTGAGGTCTCGTCAGTTCGAACCCTGCTGATCATCTCTGGTACCAAGCAGCGCTCCTGCTTCCTCATCACCGCAACCGCCCTCGTTGAAACCGAAGCCGGTTGGGTCTCAGGACAGGCGCATATGCTGAACCAAGACGGCACGCCCCTCACAGCTGACCGCCAGCGCATCGCAGTTGGTCAGCGCTTCGTTCGCCTTGCTGAGATCAAGCCAGGCGGTAAGAACATCAAGCTGGACGTTGAGGTCCGCTGCCACCCGCTGTGGGTGTCGCGCTCAAAGCTGGTAGAAGTCAGCAATCCAGATCCTGCCCTCGTACGCTAATCGGTAGTGCGGGCTGCCTCAAAAGCAGCTGGTTGTGGGTCCGAATCCCTCCGAGGGCACCAAATTCGTGGAGACAGCATGAAGAGCACGAGCTACCGCGGCATCGCCGGAAACGCCAAGCTGCGCGGAAAGCTGTCGTGCACGCTGTCGTGCCGCTGCTGCGACCTCTTCAACTTCAAGCCAAAGATGCTCAAGCAGCTGGCTGAGAAGGAAGCTCGCGAAGCAAAAAGTTCGAAGTCCGACCCATCGCAGGCCTACCAAGAGGATGGCTTGAGGAAGTTCGGCGCTGCATAGAGCAAGGTTCATCGCTCTGTCGGAGTGGAAAGAGTTCGAGGGTTCTTGGGTCGTTCGCAACCCTCAACATAGCGAGGCGACCTTCCACGTTCGTACGACAACGATCCCGCAGCAACACAAACAGTTCTCGCTGACGCTGCTCGCCGAGGGAACGGGTTGTGGCACCTAGGACCCGGATTGAAACCCGGCGAGGACTGACACCTGGACCAACTGACCGCCGACCTGGCAACGGTTCGGCTAGTAAGCCAGCACCAGTAGACGGATGATGGGAAATCAAACAGAACGCCGGCTACGAGACTTCGATGGCTTTCTGACCTAGCAACAGGTCGAAAACAGGTTGGACTGATGTTACAGTTGCTCTACGCCTGACAGCCGTTAGGTGAATTCAACTGTGAAGGAGAAGTCCATGGCACGCATCAAGACCAAGACGATCCAGCAGACCGTAGCCCGCGACACCAAGACCGGTCGCTACGTCAAGCTGGCAAGTCGTCCGTCGAAGCGCATCGTCGTCGAGACGGTTCGCATTCCGACGCGCACGCTGTTTGGCTACGGCCAGACCGCGTAAGTTCAGCTGGCCCACCATGCGTGGGAACAGTAACGGGGAGGCTTCCGAAAGGCGGCCTCTCCTGTCATGGAGACGTGGCAGAGTGGCCGATTGCGCTACCTTGGAAAGGTAGAGGCCCACGCGAGTGGGCCCGTGGGTTCGAATCCCACCGTCTCCTCCAGATACACGCTCGCGATACTGGGAGTTAGTCGCCCTGGAACTCGCCTCGTCAACCCGATCCCTCTGGCTAAACGGTCGCGCAAGGGTTCCTTGACCGGAAACACCTCCTTGATCGTGGTCGAGAACCGGGCAGAGCGTCCAAACAGCGGTGTCTCAGCGCTGACTACACACCTGAGGCGTACACACACTCACAGGAGGTCGTATGACCAAACCAACCAGCGGCAAGACGCCGTATGAGATCCGTCTGGAGCTGCTCCAGATGGCCCAGTCGCACCTGCAGGCCACGTTCGAGCGGCAGATGCAGTTCGCCACCGAGGCCCTGCGCCTGGCCACCGATGCCCAGTGGAAGTCCATCGACCAGCTCAAGGAGCTGATGCCGAAGGCCTACACGTTCGAGGACATCCTCGCCAAGGCCAATGAGCTGTATGGCTTCGTTCAGAAGAAGGACTGAGCCATGACCGACCAAGAATTCTACGACATGTACACCCCGCCTCGTGGCGCCATCTGGGCTGCCGAGGTGGTGACGAAGCTGACCGACGGCATCGGCCGCGGCATCGAGTTCATCGCTGACCAGTTCCGCGAGCACACGCTCAACGATGCCAAGACGCCTGAGGACGTCATCCGCTACGCCAACCGCATCCGCGATCGTGAACCCACCTTCGCGAACGAGCTGATCGCCGCCGTCAACCGCGCTGCGAACAGCCAGGAGTAAGAACAAAGCTGACAACCGAACTGAGATTGGTTATCCTCCGCCATTTGGAGGCTTAGTGTAGCGGTAACACGCCGGCCTGAAAACCGGAGACGAGGGTTCGAATCCCCAGCCAAACGCCGATTTCACCTCTTTGTTGACAGCCTATGGAGATGTCGTCCAGTGGCAGGACAGCCGCCTCGCCGAAAGGCAGACCTCGTCTACGCACCCTTGTTGAGACCCAACCGAAAGTGGATGGTTATCCCAAGCAGCGAACGTGGGTTCGATTCCCACCATCTCCTCCATAAATACTGACATGCTGCTCTCACAGATCGTCGAAGCCCACCACCTTACCCCTGAGTTCAAGGGCGGTTGGATGGCGCGCATCATTGGCCTTCTCAAGGACAACAAGAACGAGCAGACCGACCTGCTGGCTGACATGCTGGACAGCGCGGTGAAGCAGCACGCCGACATCGACCCAACCAAGCTCCTCAGCTTCCTCCGTCCGCTGATCGACGCACAGCACGACTTCAATGGAAGCTTTCAGCAGCACACCTTCGCCGAAGCCGTTCGCGAGCTTCTTCAGCGGGTGGTTGGTGCTATCAACCATGCCAAGGACGATGCTTTGGCCGCTGAGCTGCTGAAGCGCATCAAGCCCGACGAGCTGCGCAACTACATCAGCAGAGAGGCGCTTGTCCAGCTGCAGCTCACGCAGCAGAAGCTGGGTCGAGACAAGGAACAGATCGACTTCGATCAAGAGAACGACAAGTTCATCTTCATCGGTCGTCCAGTTTTCAAGGAAGTTCCTGAGGGCTCAGGCAACTTCAAGAAGACCCTCGAAATCGAGAACCTCGTGAAGGTGGATGGCTACGACGCCAAGTCGCACGCCATGGCCTCCATGATGAAGCTGCGCGCCCGCGTTCAGGGTGAGAACTCTGAGGTGTACCGCGTTGCTCTCCCTGCCGGCCTCACAAAGGGCGGCCATGATCTTCCGGACTGGCTCGTTGCTCTCATTGACGAGCACAAGCGCGTCCTTACGTAATCTAAGCGGGTGTGGTGCTAGTGGTAACACACGACCTTGCCAAGGTTGAGTTGCGGGTTCGATTCCCGCCACCCGCTCCAAGCATGTTCTGAGCTGTTCATGAAGCTCTCTGGCGTGATCGGCACCCTCGTAGTTCACGCCAGCGTTCTGCTTCTCTTCATCTCCCCTTCCTGCACTCCTAAGCACCCACCGTCCGCTGCAGCTGAGCAGCGCGTCTCGGTGAACCTGCTTCCCCCTCCCTCTCCCGCCGCCCACCTCTCCGCCGAAGGTCCCAACCCAGGTGGAGGAACTCCCTCTGACCCGTGTCCCGCTGAGAAGCAGTACGAGGGCATTGGGATCCTGTGGATGCCCGGCACGCGGCTCATCGTGAAGGCCCCGCCTGGGTACCCAGCGTATCGAGCTGGCATCCGCGTCGGTGACATGCTCGTCAACCCCGACGAGCTCTACCCTCGCGGCAACATCCTTGAGATCGACGTCTTTCGCCATACCACGCGCCTCACCTTCAAGGTCAAGCTTGAGAAGATCTGCTTCGACGGCAGCCGTAAATAGCACCTGACCTCAGGAGCTCTCATGCGCTTTCTCGCGACCCTTCTTCTCGCCCTTCTTCCCCTTCTCTCTCACGCCGAACCCCGCCCACCGCTGCCGCTCGAGCAGTGCGTCAAGCACGCCCCATACGGCTTCCCAACGACTACCAAGCAGAGCACCACGAAGATCTGCCGCGAGGGCTACGTGCTTGAGCACGACAACGTGCGCCACATTCCTGTCTGGGTCTCCTATGTGCTGACCCCTGAGCAGGCCGTCGGCTGCTTCCCACGTGTCACGTCGTTTGTGCCTGAGCCTGGTCTTCCGCCTGGTGCCAGCGCCAAGATGAAGGACTACGCGAAGAGCGGCTACGACATCGGCCACATGGCGAACAACAGCGACATGCGCTGGTCGGCTGCGACTGAGGAGGAGAGCAACCTCTTTGCCAACGCCGCCCCTCAGCTGCCTGAGTTCAACCGCGGCATCTGGAAGAAGCTTGAGGATGGTACCCGCGGCTGGGTCCTGTCGCGCAAGCACCCAGTTCAGGTGCAGATTGCGCCGGCCGTCGACAAGACGGATCCCTTCATGAAGGGCACCTCGGTACCGGTTCCGCACGGCTTCGTCAAGATCCTCACCGACACGGTGACAGGCGAGGTGCAGGTGTTCTACTTCAAGCACGCCGGCTCCAAGGCCAGCCTGAGCACGTTCCTCACGACGCTGCCGAACGCGCAGCAGAAGACGGGCGTGACGTTCAAGCTGCCACCGAAGCCAATCATCTCTACCACCCTGTGGAAGGTGGACATGAAGAGCGCCCGCACCGTCAAGTCCGACGTCTGCGCTGTTCGCTGAACGGCCGGTCCTAAATAGGCCTCACAGCACACGAGGCCACCATGTCCACACCACGCGTTCTCTTCATTCTCAAGCGCCGCCACCAGGGTCCATACGGCGCCTGGAACCACTCACCTGACGGCAAGCCCCTCCCATCTGGTCTCAGCATCAGCGCCTCGCAGATGGCGCTCGCGCTGGACGAGCTGGGCATTCCCAACAAGCTAGTCCAGGTCATCGACAACAACTGCATCGACCGCGAGGTGACGCAGTACCGCCCAACCCACGTCATCATCGAGGCGTTCTGGGTCGTGCCTGAAAAGTTCGATATCCTCCGCAAGCTGCATCCCAACGTCAAGTGGGTCGTGCGCAACCACTCCAAGTCCGACTTCCTGTCGCATGAGGGTGGTATGGTCGGTTGGGCCATCGACTACGTCAAGCGCGGTGTTACGCTCGCCTGCAACTCGCCTGAAGCCACAGCTGACTTCAAGCGGCTGGCGGTTTCCGTTGGCGCCGACCCAACGCACGTCATCTACCTGCCGAACTACTACCGAGCTGGTGATCCTCCAGGCTTCCTCGGCTGGCTGAAGATCAAGTTCTTCAAGGTGCTGCGCTGGCTCGGCTTCGTTGGTCCGAAGCGCCCTGAGCCGGAGTTCCTGCGCATTGGCTGCTTCGGCGCCATCCGTCCGCTGAAGAACCACCTGCACCAGGCCATGGCCGCGATCGAGATGGCCTCAGCGATGGGCTTCCGCCTGAAGTTCTACGTGAACGGCAACCGCGTTGAGGGCAAGGCTGAGCCAATCCTCACGTCGCTGCGCCAGCTCTTCAACCGCTACCCGATGCACGAGCTGGTTGAGCTGGGCTGGATGGAGCACGATGAGTTCCAGTCGGTGCTGCAGACCATGCACCTCGTCATGCAGGTGTCCAACTCGGAAACGTTCAACATCGTCGCAGCTGACAGCGTGCTGAACGGCACCCCAGTGCTGGTGTCCGATGAGATCCCTTGGCTGGACGGTGAGTACCACGCCAACCCGAACTCGGTGAAGCACATCGCCGTTCGCCTCAGCAACCTCTGGTGCGCCAGCGGATCTGGCCGCGTTCAGCAGGACCAGCTCGCCCAGCTGCAGGAGTACGGTGCTGAAAGCAAGCGCCTGTGGGCACACTACCTCCTCCACAAGGAACACCACCTCCATGTTCCTGTCTGAGCTCAAGCTGAACGAGGTGCTCGATGCCAAGGGTGTCGAGCCTCTCGTGGTGCACCTCGTTCGGACGCTGCTCAGCAAGGGCAAGGACGTACATACGTGGGTGACGCGCGGCGGCGATGGTCATGAGGTTCTAGTGGATGACATCAGCTGGGATCCCAAGTGGCCCAGTGTTGTCGCCATCGAGTACTCCATCCAGAAGCGTGATGGTGACTACATCAATGGACAGGAGTATGAGTTCGAAGCTGACGGGCTGGTGCTGACCAAGGACAAGCGCGGCAACCACTGGCTCGGCTTTGACACAGACGAAAACGAGTTCTCCAAGGTTGATGAGCACCTGGAGACAATCGGCATTGAGATCCTGCAGAAGCTGCTGGACAAGGGTGACAACATCTGGATCAGCAGGCAGGGAAAATCCCTCATGGGAAAGCTGCAGCACCTCCGCCAGGCAACTTCTGCGATTGATGACGGACCACCTGAGAAGTCATACATTGAGCTGGAAGTGGACATCAGCCCAAGCCAGCCAGGTAGCGCATGGAGGACCAACTGGAGGACCAACTGGTGGACAGTCCCAGAAGATGAGTTTGCTGATCGCGTGCGCGTCAAGAAAGCTGGTGCCGATCTTCAGGCAAAGGGCTACAAGTGGCACGTCACATTCACGCAGCGCCCAAGAAAGCTGAAGGAGGCCATCGACACCCTCGGCTTCGAGGTGATGATGAAGCAGTTCCTGTCGGGCAAGGTGAAGGACCTTTGGATCGACAAGCCGACGTGGGCGAAGCTGACCAAGGACGATCGGGAACGCGTTAGCGCGAGCGGAAAGACCTACCCTGGTCCCCTCAACATGACGTCACCGCGTCACGTGCACGTGACCGGCGTCTCTTTCAACAGCCAAGGCGTAGTCATCCACGGCGACGCACCAGGCACCACCTCCCACTCCTACACCACCTCGGTGCTGCTCGAGCCTGACAAGCAGACGGACTGGACCTCCTCGCGCTACCGAGACGGTTACCTTCTCAGCCGGGAAGAGTAACAGGTTACACTTCTGCTGTGTACAAGTGAGGCGACCTGTTGTATGATAGCAGCATGTCAGACCTCGATGATCTCGTGCTGGACCTGGTCCAACAGCGCCTTGACAAGCGCGAGGAAATTCACATCGCCAAGAACGGTGTCTGGATGGGCGGTCACGTGCTCGAGATGCACGTTGGTCTGCGCGACATTCCAATCCAGACGATCAAGCCAGGCGTTCCCAAGAAGGGGATGATGAAGAGCGTGCCGTGCGTGAAGTTCCGCATGAGCACCAACGAGACCGTCACCCTGCCTATGGCCCTCGCGCCAAAGATGATGCACCTCTTCAAGATGGAGGACGGCGTCAGCGGCCCGAAGTGGGGCATCAACCTGAACCTGAGAGTAAGAAAGGCGTAGCGCCCAGTAAATAGAAGGTCGTGAGAAATCGCGACGCAACTTTACCAACTGTCTGTTTGATCACTTTGAAAGGTTTGCAAATGCACGCATCGACTACCCTCATCTCCCTGGGCCGCGACCACTCTGGTTCCATGCGCCCGATCGCCGCGGCAGCTGCCCGCGACTACAACGCGAACATCCGCACCGTTCGCGCCGCCACCCAAGCCTCAGGCATGCCGACCAAGGTCTCGGTCTTCGAGATCGGCTACGAGCACACCATCCTTCCCCGCGTCATCATTCACGGCCAACCCGTCGGTGCTCTGACGGAAATTCCCGAGTACGGCTACTCGACCAACGGCGGCACCCCGCTGTGGGACGGCATCGCAATGGCCATCGACGAGCTGCTGGAGCAACCGGAAGCCAAAGACCCGACCACCGCCTTCATGGTGATGGTGACCACCGACGGCAAGGACGAGCACTCGCGCATCTACGACGAGCGCAGCATCCAGCGCAAGATGGACGACCTCATCGGCACCGACCGCTGGACGTTCGTGTTCCGCGTGCCTGCCAGCGAGAAGAACCGCCTCCTGCGCATGGGCATCCCCGAGGGCAACATCTTCGTGTGGGACCGCAGCGCCAAGTCGGTGCAGGCCTCGCAGGACGCCTCGACGGCCGGCCTCACGCAGTACTTCACCGACCGCGCCGCCGGCAAGACCAGCACCAAGCGCTTCTTCGCTGATCTGTCCAGCGTCTCGGTCAAAGACGTGCGCCAGGCCCTGGACGACGTGCGCGGCGAGATCACCTTCTTGCCGGTCAGCCAGGCTGAGCACGAGAAGGCCATCCGCGACTTCGTCGAGGACCGCGTCGGCAGCAACATGCTGAAGGGTGCCGCCTTCTACCAGCTGACCAAGGGTGAGCTGAAGGTGCAGGACTACAAGCTGATGGCCGTTCGCAACCAGAAGACGGGCGAGGTGTTCGCGTCGAAGGACGCCAACGAGATCCGCTCTGCGCTGGGCCTGCCGCACCACAGCACGAAGATGTCGCCCGCCGACCTCGGTGAGTGGGACCTCTTCATCCAGTCGACGAGCACGAACCGCAAGGTGATCGCCGGCACCGACATCATGTACTGGCCGTCGGTCGGCAAGCGCTTCAAGGAAGGCAAGAGCGCGTGATGACGCCGAAGCAGATCCTCGATCTGCTTCGTCAGCGCGCCGCCAAGGAGGAAGACGTGGACGACAGCAGCTCAATCATGTTGCCGATTGGCATCGTTCTTGCCAAGCAGCGACTTGACCTGGGTGATGCTGTCGTCGTATGGCGCCACCAGCATGCCAACCGCCTCGGACGCCTGAACAGCATTGAGGCGCGAATGGTCAAGGGCCAGCCTGGCGTGCGGTTCGGGGTCTTCACCGGCCTAACGACAAAGGACTTCGGCATGACGGAGAACGACTACAAGTCGTTCTACCTTTCCGAGATCGATGACGACTGCGACCTTCAGCCCATCTCGGCTGGTCTGTGGCGGCTCGTTCTTTGCCCACAGGAGGGAACATGAACCCTATCCTCTACGACCTCATCAACGTCCTGCTGGACAAGGAGCAGATGGTCACGTGTGACTACTCTGCTCCAGACGGCATCCACAGCGGCGCCCTGAAGGCCATTCGCGAGCTGGACAACGGACAGTTCTTCGCGCTGACCATCTTCAACGTCTTCGGCGTTGGCCACACCTACCACACCATCTCAGCTGACGTTCTCGAACACGGTTCCTTGAAGAAGCAGGGCGGTTCGTGGCACGTCACGCTTCGCTTCAAGGACAACAAGTGAACCCCTACGAAACCATCCCATTCATCAACAAGATCGGCCAGGTCATTCAACCTGGCTCTAAGATCATCGTCGTCACCGGCGGCCGCGGCAGCTCCATTCACACCCGCCTCGGAACCTACCTTGGGCGTCGCACTACCAAGGACTGGCGCGGCAAGGACCAAATCGAGACCGTCGTCGAGGTACAGGATACCAAGGGCGTCTGGGTAGACGCCGCCGGCAACGTCTGCGGCTGGGAGGAGGGCGTGACACGCGAGAAGCGCCCGTATCTCCGCAAGGCCACCCTCTGGCTAAACAGGATCTTCGCGATCGCCTGAGTTGCACGGGCGTTTCTCCTTGACAGGGGCCTTCGGGCCCCTTCTTTTTGCCTGGGGCCCCGTAAATACCCCATGCTTCTTACCGAACTTCATGACCCAGCGGGAACTCCCCTGCTCGCCTCGCTCATCAAGCAGCGGCTGAAGGCCGGCGAGACCGTGCTGATGGACATGCACTCCCAGTCCCCGATGCTTGACAACGGCAAGCCGTTCTACTTCAAGCACGAGGGCCGCATCGACGACATTGAGATGTCCGAGCTGCAGTCCGCGGTAGACCAGAAGCGATGGGGTAACCCGGTTGTCCAGATGAAGATCACCTGGTACAACAAGCAGAAGGACGCCTTTCAGCAGAACACCAAGATCTTTCGATCTGACACCTTCGATGAAGACTACAACCTCGTGAAGAGCGAGGAAGATGACGGGACAACGACATGGACGCTGAAGGACGCGAAGGAGAGGCCGTGATGCGTGTTCTTCGCCGCATCGGTCAGGGGGACCTCGAGCACGTGCGCTACAGCGTGCTGCAGGTGACGTTTCCTGGTGGCAACTACAGCGCTGTCAAGGTAGCTGAGGCGGCCTTTCGCCTAGGCGACGAGCTGCAGATGATGACGCGCCTGCACCTTAACACGCAGGCCCTTTCAGCCGAGGAGCTGCAGGCAGTTGAGACCCTGCACGGCCGAAACCAGGCACACCAGCTTGAGCTGTGGCAGAGCCGCGCTGGTGTCGAGCAGGCCCTGCTGAAAAGCGACTTCATCTTCCAGTGCGGCGGCATCTGGCCTGCCCTTGTCGAGCATGACGACGATGCTTGGGCAACGGATGACCTCGTGGCCGACGCGCTTGGCCTGTGGTACAAGTATGGTCGCCGCCTGCTTGAGGGCAACCACCAGCACCTCACGAAGGACCAGCTCAAGAAGGGCTGGATGGG